AATGGGTAATCCGCAGCCAAGCTCCTAAACCCGACTTTTGGTAGGGCATGGAGAAGGTTCAGAGACTAGATGGGTGTCGGTCGTCCGTGAAGAGCTAGCCACTCTGAGACGGCTTAAGGTATAGTCCAGCCCCTTGGGAAACCTTGTGGGAGTTCATGGAGATGAACATGTTTGCGCCGCAATCCATACAGACGCAGACGGAACTCGCGATGATTTCGGACATCAAGCGTCAGATCATGTCGCCCATGCACGCCAAGCCTGTGATCAAACTGAAGCAGGACGCGCTGATTGGGTCGCATCAGATGACTGAGAAGCCACTAACTATTGATTGGCACCATGCCATGAACATGATGATGTATGCACATAACACGGACGTCCTTCAATTACAAAAGAAGGACATCCTGAGCACGGACTTGTATTCCATGATCATCCCCGAGGCGATCAACTACAAGAGCGGCGACGCTCAGATCAAGAATGGGAAACTGATATCGGGGGTAGCGGAGAAGAAGTTGGCGGAACAGATCATGATAATGACGTGGGACAAGTACGATCCCCAGAAGACCAAGGTGTACATCGACAACGCCCAGCGGATCACCGCCTATTGGTTGATCAATCACGGGTTCACGGTTGGGCTGCGCGACGCCTGTCCCACCAAGGACATCAGAGCATTGGCGAAGAAGATGATCGCGGAGAAGGAGATTGAGGTGGAGCATTTAATAACGGAAATTGAGAACAACCCAGAGCTGTTGGACGCGGATTTGTTCGAAGAAGACGTCAAAGCAAAGCTGAACCGCCGTGTGGATCTGGGCAAGAGCATCATGAAGTTGCTGAACAGCGACAACCACTTTTACACGATGGCGAACTCGGGAGCCAAGGGCGACGCGGAGACCAACATCGGACCCATCATGGGAGCACTTGCGCAGGATCTATTAAAACAGCGCCGCATTCCGAAACAGGTAAACGGCAGAACTCTGCCTCACTTTTTCCAGAACGATGATCGGCCGATGAGTCGCGGCTACATCAAGAGCTCCTACTACGAGGGACTGGAGCCACACGAATTTTGGTTCCATCACATGACGGGGAGAGAGGGTCTGATCAGCACGGCCATCAAGACGGCTGAAACAGGATACCAACAGAGGAAGATGATCAAGGGACTGGAGGACATCAAGGTGATGTACGATGGAACGGTGAGGACGGGCAACAACACCATCCTTCAACTGATCTATGGCGGCAATAACTATGAACTCACGAAACAAAAGTACGTAAAACTGCACATCATGGACATGGGCAACACAGAGATAAAGACCAAGTACGGAAACCTAGCGGACACCATGATCGAGATGAGGGACAAGATGCGAGAGTATCAAAAACGGGCACTGATCGACTACAAGAACCACATGGATGTGTACTTGCAGACCGTCAACTTTATTCGTATTGTGACAGATGGGAAAAACTATGAGGTCAAAAAGAAAGAGCCACTGACGGAGGAACACGTTATGATGACCCTGAACGAGGTGTTGTCACATAGGGTGACTCCGCTACTGACCATGATCAGTCCGGAAGAAAACCCTCTCAAACACTTGGACGAACAGCGTCTAAAGTTTTTGTTCAAGTTGTGTCTGTATGAATACATCGCACCCAAACGGTGCATCGAGGAGTACAAGTTCTCGAAGGAACAGTTTACGTATGTCATCAAGGAGATCGTGAAGAGTTACAACAGCTCTATGATCAATTATGGGGAGATGGTGGGTGTAGTAACCGCCCAGAGTGTGGGAGAACCCCTGACGCAACAGACCCTATCGTCCTTCCACAAGACGGGTGCCGGTGGGTTGCAGGGAGCGGAACGTTTTAGGGAGTTGCTGGGTTACACCAAGAATATCAAGACGCCGTACATGAATATTTATTTGAAGGAGGAATACAGGAACAACAAGGTGTTGGCGCACAAGATAGCGTCGCATCTAAAGTACACGGTGCTGAAGGATATCACGAAGAAGATCATGATCATCTACGATTCGGACGTGGAAAACAAGAGGAGTTACACCGTGCGGGATGACATGGATCAAAAATCCATCTTTGGGATCAACAATGATAAAGTGACTTCTATCGGGAGCATGCCTTGGTTGTTCCGCATTTCTCTGAATAAGGAGGCAATGTTGGAGAATGACGTAAATATGCTGGACATTAAGACGCAGTTCATCCAGTTCTGGAACAACACTTTCACGGACCTGACGGGTGCGAAGAAGATGCAGAAGGATTTCCTGTCGAAGATCCTCCGGGGGTGCATTCTGTCGAACTATAATAACAGTGACAAACCGACGGTCCACATTCGGTTCGAGTTGAGCCAGACAGATAACAACATGCAGATGGAGCTGTATGACATCATCCTTAACAAGTTCCGGCTGAAGGGATCGGAACAAGTCATGCGCGTGGACGACATCATGGAGGAGACGATGATCAACTACAACAACCCAGACGGGGTACCAGTGAACGAAAAGGAGTTTGTGATTTATGCCAATGGCATTGATTTGAACATGATCAAACACATCCCAATGATAGACATGAAGCGGACATACTGCAACAGCTTGTTATTGATACTTAAGAATTATGGGATCGAGGCGGCGCGTGCGTACTTGATCCACGAGATGCCACTGCAGTTTACCAATCCCAAGCCGATTGCCCAGCACCAGATGTTGATCGCGGATTTGATGACGTCAACGGGTACTATCACCTCGATAGACCGCCACGGCATGAACCGCATGGACCGCGATCCGTTGTCCAAGGCGTCGTTTGAGAAGATGATGGAGCACTTTGTGAACGCGGCGATGTTCAGCGAGGTGGACACCTTACAGAGCGTCTCGTCGCAGATCATGTTGGGCAAGCAGTTTAAGGGGGGGACCGGGATGTGCGAGCTGGCCATTGATAACGACATGTTGGAGAATATGTCTTCGGTGGAGATCGGCGGATCAAGACCCGACCCCAACGCCATCCAGCTGACAACTAGTAGCTTAATGAACGACATCCTTAAAATGGACAGTATTATGACCTTCATTCCGGAGGATTGACCTTCATTCCGGAGGATTGACCTTCATTCCGGAGGATTAAATAAAAATTGATATATTAATTGTTTTATGTAAGGATTCATTTTATATGTTTATACAAAATGAATACGATGAACAAATACACATCAGAGTTCACATCCATGCTGAAACTGGAGGAGAAGCCGTACACGCGGAGCTACGTAACATGGACACTGATCCGACGGCACTTTGATCAGCAGACTCCCTCATGTTTCGTGTGTCGAAACTGGACTTTGAGGGATCAGATTAAGGTGTCATTGAACCTGCCCCAAAACTGGAGATATTTTACGATCCGAGATCTGTACCGGTTCACGGACACCAAGATCGTTGTGAGAGAGGAACAACAAGTTGTATCAGATAAGCTGGATATCAATGGGGTGTACAATTATTTTGAATCCTATTCCGTGGACATTATAAAGTCAATTGAGAGGCAAACATCTGCACAAAGCGCCAATGCGGTCTCTGAACCCTCTTTGGACAGCGACTACAGTGAGGAGGACTACTTTCCCTGAAAAAAATGAAAAGTAAAACAACTTAAAAAGAAAGACCCTATTGAGTAATAAGGCGAGCCCTTGAGACCAACGATCACAATGGCGAAGAGAAACACTAACATCCCTATCCGCTTCGACAAGTTCGATGTGAAGAATGTGGTTATTACGGAACCGGAGGATAACGACATGGTGAAGACGCAGAAACTGAGTTACCCGCGGTACAAGAACGGGGACAACCTTGGACAGCTACTGATCAAGACTCCGGTGATGAACATCTTCTCGGGGGGTATTCCGTCTATCGGCGAGTATTTCAAGGATGACAAGGCACGTGCTAAGGGATTTAAGATTCCATTTGACGTGAACAACAGTGAGAGCAAGCAGTTTTTGGATTCCATGAAGGAGCTGCAGGAGTGGATGGCATCCCCCGACTTTCAGACAAATGTCCTTGGAACTACCAAGAACATCGAGTGTCAGACTATCATCAGCGAACCCATGATCGACGAGGACGACGAATCCAAGAACAACCGGCCGTGCACCATGAAGGTCCGCATTGCTTTGGATTATAACACCGATAAGGTGCTGACCCAACTGTTTGTCAAGAACGAGGAGGGCAAGCGGGTGGCCACCGAGGTGGATACCCTGGACGACCTATGCAAGTTTGTCCGTTACAAGTCCAACGTGCGTCTCATCATCCAGGCAAACAAGTTTTACATCATGAAGAACCCTGACCCCAAGACCAAGAAAAAGCTGTACGGTCTGACCTTCAAGGTCATGCAGATCGAGGTTGACGCACCCAGTGCAACCAGCATGAACTTTGACAAGACGGTTGACAACTTTGACAGTGACGATGAGGACGACAAGCCCTCTACTTCCAGGATCGAGTCGACCATCTCCACCATTGACCTGGATGACGGTATCGAGGAGGAAGAGGAGGTGCCCAAGTCCAAGAGCAAGGGCAAGACCAAGAAGGACAAGCACGCAGATGCTTAACTCTCTAGATCCAGACAGATTGGGAAAGAATTGGTTTTCTTTTCAGATGAGGTAGGGGTGTCGTGAAAAGTAGTGTTCATGTCACTCGTAATGTTTTCTATATGATCAATAACATAATTTAAGATATTGTTTTCAATGGCCCATCTAAAAAAGTTTAGTTGACCAATGGTTGTAATTATACATTTATTGTCCCCAAAGTAGAAAGATATGCGTTTCTTTCTGCAGAACGGGTCGAACATTTTCTTTTTGTATCCTTTGAGTTGGCTCTTATAACTCAAATGAACATTAAAGTGCGTCCCGGAAGGGAGCATGTAAATAACGTTGTTCTTCTTGGCGTAGTTTGTAACGAACCAATCCAGGACCCGGATGGACAACTGAGAATATCCCGATATGATGGGAACCAATACGTTGATGTGTTCCGGTTTGGCATAAAACTGATACAATGAGGGCAATATGATGTCCTTCTTATCCTTGATTACTTCCATGGGGGTATAAAGTTTATTTGTCACTGTCTCTTTATGTTGTTGTTATACAACTTTTCAATGGGTTTAATGAAACATTATCAACGTAGAACACAAGAAATCTTAACATAAAAAATTGATAAAATGTATATTCTGATTTCAAGGAATATAAAGATTAAATAGGTGCAAACATTCAATCCACCGTCAACCTACCATCATGGCTCCCAAGACCAAGGAACCCGCCCAGAAGAAGCCAAGCAAGAACGAGGTCAAGCTAGCGAAACAGGAACAACTGAATGAGGTGTTCTATGACATTATGGATGACTTCAAGAGTCTCAAGTCAAAGATGGAGCAGATGGAGAAGCTGTACAAGGACTTGAACAAGAAGAAGGAGGCAAAAGCACTGAATCCGATCCCGGTACCGGAGGCGGTTGCCAAGTTTATTACGACGGCGATTAAGAACAAGAAGCTGAGCGAGGACATGATGAAGGCCATGGAGTACACGGCCAAGAGTACGGTTACTGCCAAGGACAAGCTAGACCGCAACCAGGTCAGCAAGATCATTTGGGATTACATCAAGGTGGTGTGCCAGAACAACCGTGACGACAATGGAAAGCCGGTGTACAAGTGCGACACCGAGCTGAAGAACCTGTTGGGCGTAGACGAGTTCAAGCTGACCAGCTTTCAGACCCACTTTGCGGCTCTTTACCCCAAGACCGAAAAGAAGAAGACCCGCAAGAGCGACTCGAGTGACTCTGAGAGTGATTCAAGTGATTCAGACAGCGACTCTAGCGACTCCGACAGCGAGTCGGGAGATTCAGACAGCGAGTCTGAGGAAGAGGAAAAGCCCAAGAAAAAGGTTGCCGCTAAAACCATTAAGAAGACTAAATAATGTCGTGATAACTCATCCTGAGAGATGGTTCCCCAACAGTGGTTCTAGTTCCAGGTATTATTCTATAGTTTTTCATAATAGACATGATTGTGTTTCTAATCTTGTCAATGTCCCTCTTATCAGGAACGTGTAGTATGTCATGATGGGTCATGAGGACGTACTTGAGAATGTAATACGAGAAGACGTTGGTTTTCTGCTTGAACTTTCCATTAAACATATCTTCCCATTTGGTTATCCCATGGTAGTCCAGTATTTTGTAATACATCTTTTTGCTGTGTTCTATTTCCTTCTTGTAACACTCCATAAAATCCATATTATGCATCTTTGAATAGTACAGCGTGTGGCAGTAGATGGTCAACAACTCGTTGTAAGCTTCGTTTAACAAATAGTCTATACCCAATTCCTTTTGGATGTCATCCGCTTCGTCTCTGATTTCCAGTTCATAATAGTGGAACAACTCGTGGATGAGCACCTTGAGGACCTCCTCTCTACGAAATACCTGGACCCATTTTTCCTTAGGTGACAGTAGGGTAACACCGCTGTTGACCTCATTGCGTCCTAGAGGTTTGCCCTTTATCGGCGGTAATTCCTTTTTAAATGGACACAGAAAGATCCACACTTCTATGTCCGGGCTCTTCTGGGAAATGCTGGCAATCCACCGTATGATTTTTAAAACGTGTTTGATCATAGCACGATCAATTGGTTTGTTGTCCACGATGTGTACCTTGTTATGAGAATATATGTGTTGGTGATTCTTTTCGATCCACTGGAGACAGTTGACGGGAAGAAAGTTGTTGTCGTATATCAGTTGGTGTAACCGTCGCACGTCTCCTGAATGGCGGTCTATCAAGGCGTTTACCTCGGTCAATGCCTGTTTGTTTTGTTTGGCGAGAGTGTACAGGTTTAGGTTGCCGTTGTCGGTCAAATAGTCCTCCACATCTGTCTGTGGTAATAAATCATATTTTTGTAGTATGTTTATGATCATTAACATTAATGAGAAAAATATGTTTTAAGAATGTGAGTAAAGTCTTTGGGCTTTGTCAAATGCAGGGCTATGAACAGTTTCCCTCGAACGGATGTGCTTGCATCCATAACCAATCCATAGTTATCGAAGTGGATCACAATCTTCTCGCCATCAAAGACGTGTTCCTCCAGAGGCCGCTTGCTGGATATGGTAATTTTCTTATCGTTAAAATAGACAAAACTCTTTTTGAAACCATGAAACAGTTCGTACAAGGAGATAGGAAGGCGAAGTAACAAGTCATGATCGTTGACGCGTTCAATAAACTGGTGCTTCCTACATTTGATCTTGATGGTGATATCTGCTCTTTGTATGGAGTTGTTTTTATCGACGTATTCGTCGCCTTCGCCTTTGAGAATTAGTTTATCGTCCAAGAGGGGGATGTACAGTTTGCGTTCCTCTGCGGGTTTGTCGATGCGGTTCCGTACTATCGTGATTTCCTTGGACTTGTTGAGATACACTTCTTCTAGGGTGGTGTTGATGACGAGCTGCACGTTTCGTTCGGAGGTGTGGGTAGCCGATATGTTCATGGATGACTCATAGCCGCTACCATTTTCAAGGACGTGATATTGTGCGATGGATAGTCGCTCATCCAACTGCACCTTAGAGGGAATGAAGATGTCGCACTCGTCCTTGGAAACATATCGCTGACTGATCTTCTGAATGATGTAATCCTTAATGTACTGGTATTCGCCTCGCATGATGAAGCCCTTGATTTGTTCATCGATGATGAAATCAGAAATGTTTTTCGAATAGATGATGTCCTGAAAGATGTTGCGAATGCACGAAAATATGTTTTGTTTTTCACAGGAAGATAACGCATCGTACTGGGCGCGTTTCTCGGTGTCCACCAGTACCTGATAAGCGACGTACACCTGGTGGAACTTCTCACGAGCGTCCGGGTGCGTGTTCTTGTCCGGGTGATACTTGAGTGCCAATGTCTTGTAGGCTCTCCTAATGTCATCCCTCGAGGCATCCCGGGAAATGTTCAACACCTGGTAAAAGTTCATGATATCCCTAAACAATGTTTACACTCTAAATAGATTACATAAAGACTGTGTTGATATATACGTGATATCATGACCGAAAAGTTCAATCCGGATGTGTTGGACAACTATAAGAAAACCCTGGAGACGAGACCCCAAACGTCCTTCGAAGCGACTGACCGCATATGGAAAGCCATCACGGACTCTAAGGAAATCATCACCGACAAACCATCGACGGAAGAAATTGACAGTCGCCTGAATGAAGAACTGTCAAAAAGGGAGAGGGAACGCAAGTTCGTCAAAAGGAAGAATCATATCAAATTGGACGCGGTAGAAGAGACCGAAGAGGCGACCGAATCACGCGACTTTAGTACTATGAAGCGGGCCATCATCGCGGAAAACGATAGGCTGCAAAAGGAAAAAGAAACCTACAATAAGTTCTTAGATGAATTGAAAGACTTGATGTAGCAAACCATTTAAAGAGACTCCCAAGTAGTGTAAGTACGATGGACGTAAGGGAACTGCTGCAGAGTATTCTGGATGAATTGGACATAAAGACGAGTGATGTCATGGTGCAATCGGAGATAAATGCAATCAAAAAGCAGGTCCGCGAAAGCCTGATAGCGATAGATGACATTAACAAAAATAAGGAGGAATACAAAAGGGAACGACAGAAGGATCGCTTCATATTAAAATTGATGCTGCCCTACATGGTTTATTTGCACACGGTGCTAGACACTTTTCCAAAAGATAAAGAATTTGAGTTCAGCACGGGGTTTATTACGGAAATATTACAAAAACATTTACAAGGAGTTAATAATAATTAGATGGATGCAAATGATATAAATATAGAGAAACTAAAAAAAGCAATGAAGTCAAATAAAACATTTGATGTGTTTATAAAGATATGTTGTCAATACAATATATCTATATTCGAACAGCGGGCTAATGGTTGGGTATTAAGGAGTAATCAAAGTTTGTTGGATGAGTGTAAGAAGAAGCGCTCATCCATGTATGATAAGTGCATGAAGGGATTGAGTATTTTGATGAATGCCAACATGGACTATGTGAAGGAAAAGTGGGAGATAGACAATATAATATTAGAGCTCAAGAAGGGTATCAAAAACATGGACCTGGTGTGTTCTCTTTTGAAGGATGTATATGATGACAAGTGTTTAACAAAGATGACGTCGGAAAAGACGAAGACGAACCGGGTTGTTTTGATAGAACACTATTCGAACTCTACGTAAAATTATTGTAATTTTTTTAGTAAGAAAAATAATGACGATAAATGTTGGCATAGATTTTGGGACAAGTACCTGTGTTTTGAGCTACATAAAGGACGGTAGTGTCCATATCATTCCCAACAAGGTGACCAATCACTTTACCATTCCGAGCGTGGTGACCTTTGTCGGGGATCAGTTGGTGGCGGGCAGTGAGGCGCTGTTCTATGGTGATGAGTATATCATAAGTAATTTTAAGCGATTGATAGGGCATCGGGCGGACGAGCCGGAGTTGATGCGTTTCTTTAAACACCCCTTGACGGATGACCGGATGTTGAGGATCCATATTGGCGACAAGAAGGTATCGCTTGGTGATGTCCTGTCGGGAATGCTGCGAAAACTTTCCTACATCATCAACGACCACCTAGAAACCACCGACTGGCAGTGCATCATTACTGTGCCCGCGTATTTTAACGAAGAACAACGAAACATCCTATGGACCTCCATTCGACTCTCAAATATAAGGTGTATCAAGTTGTTGAACGAGCCGAGCAGTGCGTGCATAGCTTATCTACAGAACAAGACGTATGAAGCCGTAAAGATACTGGTCGTAGATTTTGGGGCGGGCACCCTCGACCTGTCGGTGATCGATGTAGAGAAAAATGAGGGCGAGGTGTTTTGTGAGGTGTGTGCAACCTATGGGAACAATGCCCTGGGTGGCATCGACATCACCCGTGTTCTCAGCGAGGAGTTGAACGTTAGTTTGCAGGAGGCGGATGACTTGAAAAAAATAAACGATTACAAAATCACACTAGACTTGCATTTTGGGGGAGCGGTCAGGGAGTGCATCGACAAGGTATTAGAAATAGCCAAAACTAGCGTGGACGAGGTGTTGTTGATAGGAGGGAGCAGTAAATTGCCGTGGTTGAGGGGTTTGGTGAGAGGCCACTTGGACATAGTGCCGGTGAGGAGTCTGGATAATTTTGAGGAGAGAGCGGTGTCGATGGGGGCAGCGCTGCATTGTGACCACATTGCGAACCATCGCAATATCATACTAGTGGACAGGATACCACTGTCGGTGGGGGTGAACGCCAACGACTTGATGAACGTCATCATCCCAAGGAACACCGCGATACCGACCTCCAAGACCAAGATGTACACGACGGAGGACGACAATCAAACCAGTGTTAAGATTGATGTGTATCAAGGGGAGAGCAAGTTCCTGGACAAGAATGTCCTCATCGGTTCCTTTGAACTGAACGACATCCCGGAACTGCCAAAGGGGGTACCTGTGGTTTATGTCACTATCAAGATCGACGTCAATGGAATCATCGAGGTGAAGGCCAGGGAAAAACGCGGGGACCAACAGAAAGAGCTGCGCATCAAGAGGGATGCCATAGACGACGAGACCATCAAGGAGATGATGTCCAAGGTGGACAGGGAAAAGGAACAACTGTATCATCGGGTGCACACGAGCGTCTATAAATTGTATTCTCTAGTGGAAAAGGTGAATTTTCAGGTGTTTGAAAACTGTGTGTTGGATTTGGAGGATGAAGTCCGTCAGAAGGTCTTTGACGACCTGATCGAGCCCGTCATCCACACCGTGTCCCTTCTGAAGCCGTACGAACAAGAGTTTCACCTCAACCTCCGTAAATGGAACCATATCCTAGAACTTGACGAGGAGGTGGAAAAAGTAAACGTTAGGACAATCGTCGACAGATTGGACAAGTGGTCTAAAGTCATCCTTGACAAGTACAGCATCTATGTCATAGCCGAGGCGGAATCCATCCATGGATACACAAAGGATGAAAAGGGCGACGATTTGTAACTTGGTTATTGGTGGACACTTTGCTGTTGTTCACCAATAATAGTGCTAAAAGGCACACATAAAAGAATTTAAATTAAGAAAAAGTATAATATATATTTGTAGTTTTAAGCGGTTGCTTTAGCTTTCTTTTGTGGAGCTGCAGCGACCTTCTTTGCAGCGACAACCTTCTTTGCCGCGACCACCTTCTTCGCCACGACCACCTTCTTTGCCGCAACAACCTTTTTCGCAGCGGCCACCTTCTTCACTTGACCCGCAGCCACCTTCTTGGGTTGTGTAACGGGCTTATCGCCCTCAGTGCGCTTGACCTTCTTGAGGATGTTCTTAAAGTTCTTGATGATCTCCTGATCACCCACCTTGTACTTGACGGGGGTGTCGAGTTGGACACGCTTGCCGACGTACTGGTGCATCTTCTTCTGGGACCCCTTGGTGGACTCCACCAGGAAGAAGGAGATGTCGCCGTCTACCTTCTCATCCGCCTTGACCTTGTTGCGGATGATCTCGGATAGCGCCTTGTTGGCTGCCTGGTAGGGAGAATCGCCGTTGTAACGACCGTACAACTCGCCGTCATCCGACAGCTTCACCTTGAAGGAACGGTTCTTCTTCTTCACATCGTTCACTTCATCGACCTCCTGAACCTTGGCGGGCATTTTCTCAGCAACTTTTTTCACGGACTTGGTAGACATTTACCGGTTATATATTAATACTATTAATAATATTTAAGTAGTTTTAAACGCATTGGAACCTAGATATTTTCTGCCGTCTCTTCTATTGGAATCTGGATATCGCCGTGAGTTAAAAATTGCAAACAGTAATATATAAAGTAATAATATAATATAGAATACAATGCCGGAGGGACCGGAGATCCATCGTTATGCGGGCATTCTGGCAGACTACTTTCACGACAACTCCATTCTCGACATCCGGGTGTTGTCTGGTCGGTACATGAAAAAGCCCATCACTAATCTAGAAAAAATAAGGTATCCACTGATGGTGAAGGACATAGGAACGAAGGGCAAGTTCCTGTTCATGGAGCTGAGTGACGGACATTACTTGTTCATAACCCATGGCATGTCGGGAACGTGGAATCACGACCAGTTGTACGAAGAAACTCGATACGATCATTTTGATGCAAAACACAACCGGATCGAGTTCGTTTCAAGAAAGGGATCCATTTATTTCAACGATTACCGAAACTTTGGAACCTTTCAGGTCATTGACAACAAAGAACAACTAGACCGTAAACTAAACGAGTTGGGGTATGACATCCTGGATGACACGATAACGGAGGAGCGTTTCTTTGAGAGGATAAGCAGGAAGAAGGACAAAAAGATAGGAATGCTGTTAATGGATCAGAAACTGGTGTCGGGCATAGGTAACTACCTTAGGGCGGAGATACTCTGGTACAGTCGTGTGTCGCCACATCGATTGTACCAGAGCTTGACGCGTGAAGAGAAGACGCGGTTGTTCAACGCGGCCTATAACCTGAGTCGGTACTACACTATTAAGAAAAAGTCGCAGTTGTTTCCCTCGATGGCCACCACAAAACTGGAATACCACCTGAACATTACGCCCACGGATGATTTCTTCGTGTACCAACAAGACATTGACCACTACGGGAACCCTGTGGTGAGTGAGAAAATGGGAGACCGGACGATCCATTGGGTGCCCAAGATACAAAAATAAGCGTTAGATAAAATATATTTAATATCGATCGAACATTATAATGAAGTTGGAAACATATTTGGATTACTGTATACAAAAAACAGTAATACCCATAGAGAACCACATAGTTAGGTTGTGGCGTGACCACATGATAGACGATGACCAATACGTGAACGCCATGAGTTTATGTTTAGACACGACTCCAATCAAAGACATCCATCCGGATGTCAAAACACACATCGAATCGACTTCAGATGATAAAATAGATGTAGTGTACACCTTGAACAGACCGCGAGAGTACATACGGAACATGGCCAACTTGATTGGGATGCCCTCCTTGCATTCAGTGATAAGGTTCTACCACGTTACGACAAGCATTCCACCAGAGTATTACAGCATCATACCCATCCGTGTCCGGGCCAAGACAGCTAACAACGAGGTGCCAATGCTGAGCATAGAGTACATTCAGGTGCCAAGCATACTGCTGCCAATATGCAGAATCAACATATCAAAGGGCAAAAACAAGGTCATTGTGGTGGATGGTTATTTTAAGGACGTGCTAAGACTGCCATCTCCTTCCTTAAACACTTTTTTTGAAAAGTACACGCATTATGCCCATAAGACTGAACTACTTACCTTTAATAAGGAAGAATGGAAAAAATACGTGGATGAACAACAAAAGCTATTACAACGGCTGAGTAAGATGAACTGCGATCAGTTGTTGTCGGAGTGCTTCCAGGACATCAAGAAGCTGTACAATGCGATACGGGTGTTGATGCTGGGATCGGAGGAGAACGTCAAAGTGGCGGTGATGTTGTTTCAAAAGCTTCGGGGAAAGAAAACCAACAACTACATCATTTCTCAGAAAATATTAGCCGGATTGCCCTATCAACTTCAAAAGCGACTATTGGTTGCAACAAAGTTGAAGCCTGTATTACAGTACTCTAACGCTAATCCGCTGGACCTGATCCGGTCGTCTCTGCAGATGAAAAACATTCCGCCCCACATCAAAACCCTGATTACGGAGAGACTGAATGAGAAGAACAACGGGGAAAACCACAAACAGTTGATTTATGTGAAAACGTTGACAAACTATCCTTGGAATGAAAAGTACGACGAGGTAGAAAACAAGGCGGTTGTCCTGAACGAGGTGTCTGACAGATTAAAGTCTCTGACGTATGGCCACGAGAAGATAAAAGAAAAGTTCATCTTGCAGGTGGCAAAGTGGCTCTCCAATCCGGACACGACGGGGTGTTGCATTGGATTGTGTGGACCTCCGGGTGTGGGGAAAACACTACTAGTCAAGAGTCTGAGTGATGCCCTGGGAATTCCCTTCATTCAGGTTACCCTCGGTGGCCAAAATGACGGCAGTTTATTGCACGGTCACAGCTACACCTACACCTGTGCTCAACCTGGTATCATTGTCAAAAAAATTGCCGAGGCGGGGACTTCTAGGTGCATATTATTCTTAGATGAACTGGATAAGTGTGCAAAAAAACACGGGGACGTGAACGAGATAACGAGCATCTTGGTGCATTTAACGGACCCAAATTCAAATCACGCGTTCCAGGACCGATTCTTTGATGGTATCGACTTCCCGCTGCATAGATTGATCATCGTGGCGTCGTATAACAACCGCAAGAGGATAGACCCAATCCTATTGGACCGTTTCATGGAGATTGATGTGGAGCCGTACACGATCAAGGACAAGATTCATATTACCAAAAGCTTTATTGTACCTGAATTAAGGTCCAACATTGGGTTGAAGAATGAGATAGATATTACCGAACAAGACATCAAATACATCATCAAGAGGTACACCAACGAGGCGGGAGTGCGGGACCTGAAGAGGAAAATAGAGGACATCATGTTGAAGATCAATAAGGATATGACACTGGGGATGAAGTATGCTACAATCATAAAACTGAGTAGGGACGATGTGGACCGGTTGATAGATGAGAAGAGGGTGGATGAGGAGGAAAAAATCCATGAAAAAGACGAGGTAGGGATCGTAAATGGATTGTATGCCACGTCCAACGGCAACGGCGGGATCATTCCGATCCAGGTGCAGACCAATTATTTGCACGATGGCAAGAAGGGCGCGTGTTTCCGTCTGACGGGTTCCCAAGGGGATGTGATGAAGGAGAGCATCGAATGCGCCTTCACGTGTGCGATGAAGTATCTTGCGGCTCAGATGGACGTCCCACGGACGCTACGAGAACAGTATCCCTACGGGTTCCACGTCCACACCCACTCCACGGCCACCCCCAAGGACGGACCCAGCGCGGGGTGTGCATTTGCACTGGCCTTCGTGTCCAAGCTGTTGAACCGCCCTATTAAAAGGACTGTCGGGATAACCGGAGAGATAGACCTGAATGGCAACATCACAAAGATCGGCGGGCTGGTGTACAAGCTGATCGGTGCCCGCAGTGCCGGAGTGGAACACGTCCTGATCAGCAAAGAAAACGAGTTGGACATGGAACTCATCCTGAAGAACCATAGCGAGCTCTTTGATGCATCCTTTTCTTACTCTTTTGTCGACACCTTGGAGGACGCCGTTCACATTGCACTCGTATAAATTTATTATATTATGGTATAATAATATAATGAACAAACTTGTTATAATAGGTATTGTGGTTATTCTTATTATTGTTGTTGCCATAGTCGTCATGATGATGCAGAAAAAACCCGTGGATTGCAAAATGTCAGACTGGACGCAATGGGGCGCTTGTTCGAAGACTTGTGGGGGCGGCACCCAGACCCGCACCAGAACAGTCACCACGCCGGCCGCAAACGGTGGTGTCGCGTGTCCGGCTCTAACCGACACCTCAAACTGCAACGTTCAACCTTGTCCCGTCGATTGTGTTGGATCGTGGTCTAACTGGGGCGAGTGCGATGCAAAATGTGGAACCGGCATGAGAAACCGTATCTATTCGGTCTCTCGAGCCGCAGAACATGGTGGTCAAGCATGTCCCGTGCCGGATAGAGCCATCGCAAGTGAACCATGCGATACCCAAAAAACCTGCCAAACAATTGAAAAACCCGATCCGTATACCACTATTATTTACGGCATAGGTGATACTCCTAAAATCACAACATCATCGACGACACAACCCATCGTAATTAAAAACGTACAGGAGCCGGTGTTAACATCCAATATTGCAACTTTCGAAAAGGTTAGAATTCACAACACCTGGGCCGGTGGATTCTTCTTCATATACCATACTGCTTCTTGGGACCTAGAAAACAAAAACATGATCAAAAACATTGCGAGCCTGATGAAGTCATTCAATAGTATGAAGGTCACGGGTATTTCCAGTCTTGAGTACAAGCTTGAAGACCTGACAGACGTTGACAACAAACCCATTCCCTCTCTAAAAATCATGGAAGTCAATGTTGCACCGGAAGTAGCAGATGCCTACGTCTATGTCACTGTCAAATACGATCCCCCTATTATGCTACGTGAACATAAACTCATCAGCTTTGTAATTCAGCCATAAAACTTTAATTGTTCCTCATACTGTTCTTTCTTCAATATCCCCGTACAATTCTTGATGTAGCCTCTTATTTTGGATAGCTGTTCTTGTAAACTTTGTTGAATCATCCGACTGTGGTCCTTAGTCATGCTATTGATGCGTTGTTTTTCGGTTTGGTGTAGCTTCTCTTCTCTTGAATATTTATTGGTCGTGTATTCGTTGCAATCTATGAAGCTTCGTTTTGTCAGGTGTCGCAACTCACTGTCCACCAAGTATAGTTCTTGCAACACATGTTCAAAGGTTGGTTTAACCTTTTTAACATGTTGAAGGTATTGTTCGATGATGATGTATTCGGCCATGCTCTCGTACCCATCATCGACACCCACGATGTGATCCTTTATCTTGTCGCTGTCATGGTGCTTAAATGTCGTTTTCACTCTGTCATTCTCATTGAAGTACAGCATTTGCGCCTCATATTTGTATGCATCGTAGTATCGCATTCTGTATTTGCCGTTGTCTCTAAAACTGATCAGTCTGGTCTCAGTACTGAAATTAGGCGCGTATAGCTGCAACTGCACCGCGCCGTCCAGGTACAGGACATCGAGTGGGTTTTTACTCTTAGGGGGCAACACAAGTTTGTCTTTAATTTTGGCGTCTGTTCGGGTGTCGTCCAAGCGATTTCGGATAGAATCATGTACCTGTCGCGCGTTGTTCTTGGTGGGATAGCTGTAAGGCAGGCGCATCTTCAACATGATCGCCTCAGCGTCCAACATGATAGCCCATCTTTGTTGTGACAACATATCGTCCAAGATGCGATCCTCGTTGGTGGACAACCTGATGTCTGATATAAATAATATTTTTCTCCCATTGGCTATCTCAAGGACCTCTTGAACGGTGTCGTCGGTGAAAAACCCCTTAGTGCCCTCCCTAATGATAAAGTTGGAATGGGGCTTAATACTGAACTTTGCACCATCATACAGCAACCACTGAACGGACGGAAACATGCGTTTGAAAATATTTAGATGAATACCGCATGCAGACCCAACATACACCACTAAGAAATCCTTTAAATCATGTTTTTTTGCGACCAAAGCTAAAAATTCAATCTCTGAAAACATCAGCTTTCGTTGTCCCCAATGGCACTTTATACCATATGACGTTTTGGGGGTGTCATGCCAATCCAATTGAGGATAATCTTGAGTCAACGACCTAAAAAACTGACTGCCCTTGACGGTGTCCTTAGAAAGTCTGTATTTGATAGTCATATATATAATATAGACTATTAAATATAATCGCAAAGAACGGCTCGATCATCGACCACTCTAAAAGGTTTGCCGCATCCGTATATCATATCATTGTTGCGCAACATATCGCATTCGTCTTTGGGGGAATGGGGATTTATCTGTTGGAAGGTGTCTTTCATGACGCCGTGTCTAAAAATGGTGCAGTTGATCTCGTTCCGCATGATCAACACGTCACCCCCACAGTGGCAACACTGTACGACAATGTAATCATCCATAACCTATTAGTCTGAATTACATATTATTTTATCCCTTTGCACGCATGGATCCACTCTTTGTATTTCTCCTTATGGTCAAACATCGGTCCGGGATGTAGACTGCTCCCCGTCCACTTGATCAACTCTTTGTTAGGAATGTGTTTGAGATGGGGAAGCCACTTTTTGATGTAGATACAATCGGGGTCCCACTTGGCGATCATCTTATTAGATACGTCCATAGGACGCCCTGAAAGTGGAGCACCGGGGGCGGAAAACTTTTTACCGGGAAAATCAAACTCGTCAGCCCACCGGTGGTTCATTTGGTTCTGGGACGGTCCCACCGCATCGACCAACAGCCGGGAGTACCCGACTTGGCTACCATATTTCGGATGGAAAGGGTTGATCAACATGTATTTTGTCCACATGACAACGACTATCATGCGTGCCCGGTTGTGCATGTATCCGGTGAGTCGCATTTGGTTCATGGCGGCGTCCACAATCAAGAAGCCCGTCTTACCTTCCCATATTCTCTCCCAATCAGATTTTTTGTTCTTCCAAGGTATCTCGTCGTAGCGTTCATCCATGTGTCTATTGAGGTTATTAGCATAAGGTAGATACCTTACCGCGGTCAGATAAAAATCTCGCCAGTACAATTGTTTGATCAGTATTGTGTTTTTGCCGAGATGCTTTACAAAATGCTCGTACGCCTCTCGAATACTGATACATCCAAAGTTCAATCCCGCGGATATGTTGGTGGTGTCGTAATCAAGTCTGTCTCGAAGTGTGTTGTAATCCTTTTGTTCTTTCGAACGTTTCAGTTGAGCTAACGTATTCGTTCGACCACCAATCTGAGCCAGGTGAGGGTTTTCCTTGTACAGATGCGACAGAGGTTTGTCAAATTTGTGGGAAAACCTGTGACGGGATGATATGTAGGAGATTTTTGTCATGCTGACGCTCTTGATAGGAGGCGTCTTGATGGCGTTCTTGTAAAAGGCACCGTACTGTTTGAAGGCTTGACCGTCCGCTTTGACGAGTTTCTCAAAGGGCACCAGAGTAAGATCGGTGTGTGTTTCGATTACACGAGCCTTGTAATGCTCACACACGTCTCTCAGCTCGGCGTCTCTGCTCAAAGAGTATTTGGAGTAGTCCGCGTTCCAGGAGACAGTGACAGAGCCCTCAAGCTGTTTCAACAACTTGGCCAGCGCCTTGCCGGGATGTCCAAAGAAAAGGAACAACTTGGAGCCATGCTGCTTGAGCTGCAAGTTCAAGTCCTGCAAGCTCTCGCACATAAATTGTACCGCGTTGTTGGAGAAGTAGTGTTGGTTGTGATCGGCTTTGACTACCTGGTGCTGATCTAGAAAAAAAACGGGTACGATGGTCTTACATTGTTTGGCCAAGGTATAGAGACCATGATTGTCATGTAATCTGAGGTCCCGTCGAAATATATGTATTCCCCAGTCCGTAATCATTATAGAATAACCAGATAATAAATTACGCCTCCACGCGTTTTTTATGTTTGTTGCGTTTGGTTTTAGGCTGTTTCTCTATGATTTCGATGTTCAGTTGTGCTAGCTTTAGTTTAATGTCATCAATGCCATCATTGGTAACGATGTTGGATACCATGTCAATGATGTCGGAATCGAACAGAACTCCTTTTAGCTTATCGAGCTTGTCGTAGGTTTTGTTGAGGGTCGGTTCGGATATCTTAAACTCCTGGATGATGTCCTTCTTGGAAATGCTAAGATTACAGTGCTTGACCAACAACAGAATACATGCGGCCGCGATGGAGTTCGGTTGATGATTCGACGCTAAGTCTATCTTCTCGACGTTCTTTGTGAGTTCCACCGCGATGTCTTTATATTCCTTGGGTAGTTTTCGGATGCAAAAGTTTTGTATGAAGGAGGAAGGGTTGGACACTTCCAAGTTCTTGATAACTTCATCGTCCTTTGTCAGTTCCAGAAAGTGGCGGATACCTTTGGACACCTGTTTGACATCCAGGTTGAACATCCGCGCGAGCTCTTTAGTGGATATGGGTTGGTATTTCTTAGCCCCCGAGTTGACACACGCCGCGATCATGCTCAGGCGGTTCTTGCCCCGAAAGATTATCTTTTTGCCCTGATTCTTGCCGTCCACGTGCTTCACCTGACACAACTTGTAAAAGTTGGATCGCGCGGCATCCGCCACGATCTGTAAGATCTTGTTCTTCTTGCAAACGTTATCGATCATGTCAAACACCTCCTTGCGCGCCCGCTCGTCGTAGTTGAGATGGTCGCAGTTCGTCAACATGTTAATCTTGTAGGAGCCACGGCCCTTTGTCATGGTTCCGAGGGATGATTTCTGGAGGACGGGATTGGTGGGGGCACCGCATCGTGCCACGCTCCCCCCTTCATCGTACTGTGACCACTCAGGGTTGTTATCATAAATTATGCCAAACACCACTCCACAGTCACCACATATCTTCTGGCCCTTGGATTGATCGTCTAATATCCGGGTCGACCGACACTCACTGCAACAAGACCCTGACTCGACTACACTACCCTTATCGTTGCCCCACAATCGATCGAATAACTCGAATGGATCGGCAATCAAACAATCGTCCATCGTTCAATAAACTTGTGTTGGAATATTTTTCCCTTTATATAACTTTATATTATCAATTTTTTAAGTAATTTTAAATAGACCAATTAATAGTTTTTCCGAGGATTTTTTCAGCTTTACGGAATGCGTCAGAGCCGAAGAATCCATTATGAGCACTGAGAGGGGAAGGATGGGTGGCGGTCACGATATTTTGCCCATACAAGATGAGATTGCGTTTTTGGATGGCATGGTTGCCGAGTAGGATGAACACCACATTTTGTCTCTTAGAGATGTAAGCAATAAGTGCATCGCTGAAGGGTTTCCAAATTGCAATATGCATCCCCGTCTTCCATGCGACGGTGGTGAGAGAACAGTTCAACAAGAAGATGCCCTCTTCATCGACCCACCGAGATAAATCACCGTGTTCGAACTCGTAATGGCGCTCGGGGAATTCTTGTTTCAGTTCCCTAAATATGTTACATAGGGATCCTGGAATTGGGGTACTTTTGGGTACGGAGAAGGCGAGTCCCATGGCGTTTGCTGGGTTTGGGTATGGGTCCATGCCCAACAACACGATTCTTATGTCGTAGAGGCTGGTGCGGAACACCTTAAAGATGTCTGATTTTTCAGGAACAATGCTTTTATTACCATCAAGGATCTTCTTTGTTATATCTAGGATCAAGTCGGAATTGCGGACAAAAAACTCGGTCCACGAGGAGTGGACCCCGTGGTCGAACATAAGATTTAAAATTTCTTCCATGTTTTTTACCAGACACATCTGTATAATGTAATTGAGTTTTCAATAATATAAAGGAAAAACGCATTACATATATAACTTCAACATGGATGCGTTTCTATTGTGTGTTGCGTGCATGCTATTTTACCACGGACTGTACTGGTATGTTCCTATGATAGGTATGGTGTCGCTAACACTGCAATGGGAGGCAAAGTTATCTGGCATTGAAAGATGGAAGTGGAAGCTATCTGCCGTTCCCAATTGTGTTTTGATTGGGTGTGAATGTTATAAGCGTTTGAGAAATAGGGTGTACATTATAGATGTTATGAATGATAACATGAGGGATACGGTGTGCATGGTGTACGATATATTCAAAACTAACTATGGTATCACAAAAACTAGTACCGCGGGGACAAACAACATGAACGAACTGATAAGTAAACTGGATAAGATGCCGTACGACATGCTGAAGGAGGTGTCGCCGGAGCAGATGCAAATGGTGAGAGAAAATAAGGTGATTCAGGGATTGGTCGGACAGATTGATAGCGTGATGCAAAATAATCAGAGGGTAATGACCAAATTAAGGACGATGAATCTGGACAGTCGCATTCGAGAGCTGTTAAACAATTTGAAGCCTTGTTAATTCAGGTATTTAGAATAATCGTTTTGTTTACATATCTTGATGCGGTAAAACTTGTTGTCAAATTTGCAGTCGAATGAGTTATAATTGGATATCAAGAAGATCAGACTGTATCGGATCTTGTTGGGACCATATTCAATGTTGTTGGGGATACCGTGGGCGTAGACGTAGCGCGATAGTCCGTCCATGACGACGGGTTCGCCTTCCTTGATGTGCAGCCTCATGGAGGGCTGGGAGTTATCCAGGGGGATGACATCGTAGTATGTGTTGTCCGTTCCGACGGAGAGTGTTAAGACTATGCCATCGCTCCTTTTCACGTTATCGATATGCGTATATATTCCCTTGTTAGAGGAATATCTAGCAATGACCAACTTCGAGTTGGAAAGGAGGGAAGGTAGGGCATCGGATTTTATTTGCAACATGGCAAAGATGTCAGAAATGACATTAAATAGATGGTTTCCCAATAAGCGATTCAGTTTGGTGGCATGCTGTAATGTTTGTAGTACATTCATGCTATCGAACATGAAGACTCTTTTTTTGTTTTCTTGATAGGAGAATGACGGATCATGTTTGAATTTCTGAAACGTATCTTCAAGGTGTCGATACAAGGAGCCCAAGAAGGAGTCCGCATACAGCTTTCGAAAGAGGAACATGCCATCCGGCAACTTGCACGTGGAACAGGGTGTTTCCCTGAAGTCGTGAATGTTGTATTGTTTGTGCAGGTATCTCATATTATATTGATATATGATTTCTTTTGTTGATGTTGTGTTTTTATGTTTGTTGCGTTCAATAAATGGCAGTTTATAATTTATTCTCATAATTCTGTCATCATCGTCGTTTATAATAGCGCGAATGTTATTTTTTTGTTTTGTTATGTTTTTTATCAAGGAATCCATTATATTTACTGTATAAAAAAATTGATATAAAGATTTATTAAGTTAATATCTAAGAGGTGTTATATAGATGGCAATGACTCCAAAAAAGAAAAGCTCTAAGATCAAACAACCGGAAACCGTTAGCGATGAGGTGGGAAACCCCCATGGCAAGGTTGATGTTTGGAAGTTGATGGAGGATGTGTATTTTAAGGAGAAGTATGTCCTATATCAGTACCAGTACAACTCTTACAACCAGTTCATAGAGGAGTGTGTGTTGTCGGAATTGGTGAACAGTCAGAACATAATCCACATCAGAACGGACGCGAAAACCAACAAGTTGTACAAGTACCGGTTCAAGTTTGAGAATGTGATATTGAAGCCGCCATCTGATGAGAATGGCAATGAGGACGAGATCATGTTTCCGAGTGAGGCGCGGTTGAAACAATCCAGCTATTCCAGCAGGCTGATAGCGGATGTGAAGCAGATCCAGGAGGTTGTGGACATAACGACTGGGGAGGTGGAGAGCGAGAAGGTGTTGTTCGAGGACAGGATCCCGGTGGCGCGTATTCCGATCATGGTGCGTTCGCGTTATTGTTCCACGACGCTGAGGCCGGACATCGATGACCGGGAGTGTCCCTTTGATCCCGGGTGTTACTTCATAATCAAGGGTGGTGAACGTATCATTTTATCTGTGGAGAGGCAGTGTGACAACAAGATGATCATTTTCACACAAAAGGACAGTAACTTTCCGGACGGGATAGTGTACACTCTGAGGGTGAACTCGCGTCCGGCGGACAACTTCATGGCCAAGAGTCAGATTGTGTCGATCAAGAGGCGGAAGGATAACTCCATCGTGTTCTCCATGTTGCACTTTGCGGAGATACCGGTGTTTGTGTTCATGAAGGCACTGGGCTTGGAGTCGGATCATGACATCATAAGGTACATTGTGTATGACGAGAACGACATATCGATGATCAACACCCTGAAGGCGTCGTTGATCGCCAGTAAGACCGAAAACTACAAGGACGACGACAATGTGGTGCATTATGTGAGAACCCAAGAGGATGCGATGAATTACTTGCTGTCCAAACTTAAAGCTCGGGCGAGCTATTTGGAGACGGATGCGGATACCAGGAATGCACAGAAGAGGGAGCAGCTCACGAGAATCTTAGAGAATGACCTGTTGCCGCACATGGGAAAGGGGTTGTATGAAAAAGGATTGTATATTGGTCTGATGTGTAACAAGCTCATCAAGTGCATTCTTGGGAGGATAGAACCCGACGACCGAGATAGTTATTCCAACAAGAGAATCGAACTACCAGGAGTGCTACTTGGTCAAAGGTTTCGGGAGTACTTTAAGAAGATGATTATGGATTGCGCGAAAAAGTTCAAAAACAAAATGGGTGGACTGTCGGATGATGGCAATCCCATCAACGTCATCAACCAAATCAAGACAAACACGATTGAGTTGGGGCTGTATTCGGGGCTGACGACGGGCACGTGGGATAAACGGACGGGTGTCGCCCAACTGCTGCAACGCATGACGTACCCGCAGATGATTTCGTCGGACCGTCGCATCATGGTGATTATCGACACGACCAACAACAAGGTGGAACAGATGCGCCACGTGAACAGTATCCAGTATGGGTTTGTGGACCCGATCGAGACGCCGGAAGGAAGCAAGGTCGGTCTGTCGAAGCACTTATCATTGACTGCCAACATATCGATCAACCTGAAGCACCAACCGGAGATCATTCGGAATTTGTTGGAGGACTCGCCGGTACAGGTAAAGCGGTTAACAGATGTGCCGCCGATCGACTTGAAACGCATGACCAAGGTATTTTTGAACGGAGAGTGGTTGGGCATGACGGACGAGCCCTCACAGATGGTAGCGTACCTCAGGGAAAAGCGTCAGCTGGGCTTTATTGACAAGATGGTGGGAATTGTTCACATTTTCAACACCAAGGAGATCCGCATTAACACCGATGGCGGACGACTCTATCGCCCCCTCCTAAAAGTAAAAGACAATCAACTGTTGTTAAGCCACGCTATCATCAATGAACTGGACAAGAAAAGCACGAAACCCAAAAACTGGAACGAGTTTCTGATGAAACACCCCGAGGTGATCGAGTATGTGGACATCGAGGAGGCGGAACATTTAATGATATGTATGACCCAGGAGGAGCTGCAGAGGGAGCGTCGATTGATGTTGACACCGGTGGAGGACCCGTCACCCAATGGCAATGTGGTCAACCGTTACAAAAATGTGTATAGAAGGTTCACGCATTGCGAGATCCATCCCTGTATGATGATGGGGACCATCTCCTCCAACATCCCCTTTGCGGAACACAACCAGTCGCCGCGAAACTACTTTAACTTTGCGCAGGCAAGACACGCGATGGGCATCAATGCATCCACCTACCGCCACCGCATGGACCTGACCTACCTGTTGTACCAGCCACAGATACCGCTGGTGCATACTAAGGCTGCAAAGTTCACGGGCATGTTGAACCTGCCAACGGGTGAGAACATCGTGGTGGCCATTGCGACGTACACGGGCTATAACCAAGAGGACTCTCTGATATTCAACCAATCGGCCATCGATCGTGGTCTCTTCCGGGCAACCTCCTTCAAGAAGGAACACGACGTCATCCAGAAGAACCCAGCGACGGGCCAGGACGAGGTCTTCATGAAACCCGACGTCAACCGCGTCTCTGGTATCAAACACGGAAACTACAACAAGTTGAACGACAAGGGGTACGTGCCCGAAGAGACGGTCATCGAGGAGAACGACGTGTTAATCGGCAAAGTTACACCCATCCAACCCTCGGCGTCAAATAACATGAAGATCTACAAGGACTCCAGCTCTGTGTATCGCAGCGGTGTCCCCGGTGTGGTCGACAAGGTGTACACCGGCATTTACAACGCTGACGGATACGAGATGTACACCATGAGGATCCGCAACGAGCGTGTTCCGCGTGTCGGGGATAAATTTTGCGTGGACCCTCGTTCAGAAGTGTTAACCAACAAAGGATGGATCAAGTTTGATGAGATGTACCACCGTTACAAGCTCGGAGAAGAGTTCACTGTAGCCACGCTTCACGACGGCAAATTCATCAAGTACGATAAACCGATTGATGTCTATGAGTTTGATTACGACGGCTATATGTACAAGCTGACCTCACAGCAGGTAGACTTTTGTATCACAATGGATCACGAAATGTGGGCGCGCAAGCGCGACAAGAACTACTTCGAACTGGTCAAAGCAGCTGACCTGTATGGTAAGCGCTACAACTTAAAGAAGGATGGCTGGATCGACAAGCCGGATGTGGAGACCATCGATATCAATGGAAAGGTCTTTAAGATGGACGATTTCCTCAAGTTCTTGGGTGTGTATTTAATATCTGGTAGAAAAGGGGATGGTCATGAGTTTTACACTGGAAAATATATCAATATGTGGTCGACCAATATAATTTTAAACTTTCTTAGTGAGAATAATATTCCGTATGAGGACGACGATGAAGGAACTATTAATATCTTTTGTATGGAATTGTTTAACAGTCATATATTGGGTATAACTGGCAATGACACAAGTATTCCTGAATTTGTATTCCACCTCAATACAAATCAGGTCAGGGTGTTTCTTGAAAGTATGATAAGAAAATCAGGCTTAGATGTCAACCATAAAAAAGCAAATGAAATTATGCATCTGGCAATTCACGCTGGATGGAGTGCAACAATAAAGCGCTTATGTGATCTCAACGGAGAAGAAAAATATAAAATTATCATTAATAAAGAAGATAATGAACCAGTTATCGATAATCGTGATGGTGCCGAAGAAGAACTAATTAAATACAAAGGAAAAGTTTATTGCTTGGAGGTACCAAGTCATGTGTTCATGTTTCGATATAACAATAAGAATGTGTGGTCAGGTAATTGTTCAAGAGCAGGTAGCTTCAAAAGAAGACGTGCCTGAGTCATGCCAAAAGCATGGCTAGTCCGAGCCTATTCGGGCGACACTCTCAAATTGCGGGGAACTCCTGTTAAGTTCTGGTTACCAAGTTATATAGGAAACTATATAATGGGAAATGTTAATTGCATTTCAAGGTAAAAAGACCAGGAATAGGGACAATCCGCAGCCAAGGGTCTAAGGGATTATTATCCTATGATCAAGGTTCAACGACTAAATGGGAGTGGGGGAAACCCTAAGATATAGTCTAGACCCACAGGAGACTGTGCGAACAAAGTAGGTTTTTACACTCAATAGGCAATAGGGTGTAATTATCGAGGTGTTCGGGGGCAGTTTAAAATCCCTGGTAGTATCGCAAAAAGGAACAATTGGAATCACCTTGCCGGCGGAGGACATGCCGTTCACGAGGTCGGGCATTCAGCCGGACATCATCCTGTCGACATGTGCCATTCCGTCGCGCATGACTATCGGGCAGCTGTATGAGTGCGTGGTTGGTAAGGCGGCGGCCTTGGAGGGCAAAATGGCAGACGGCACGCCCTTTGAGAACTATGATATTGAGGAAGCGAGAGAAGTATTAAGGAAACAAGGTTTTGAGGATTTCGGGTACGAGACGCTGCATTGCGGCTTCACGGGCCGGAAGATGGAGGTGCAGATCTTCATCGGACCCACGTATTACATGAGACTCAAACACATGGTGCAGGACAAAATCCAGGTGCGCGCACGTGGACCGACGACGCAGCTCACACAACAACCACCGGAAGGAAAGATAAGGGATGGTGGTCTAAGATTCGGTAAACCATCTTGCCGAAGAGTGGTTATGCAAATAACCGCTAGTCTACAGTATGGTAGGCGACACGTTCAAATTGCGGGAAACTCCTGTCAAGTCCTGATTACTAAGCCACGGTGGGAAACCGCGTGGTGGGGAATGTTAACCGCATTCCGTACAGTAAGAAGATCAGGAATAGGGACAATCCGCAGCCAAGCTCCTAAACCCGTTACCGCAGGGCATGGAGAAGGTTCAACGACTAGACGGATGTGGGGCGGAGGGACGTAGCGAGTCCCGATGAAGTCCTAAGGTATAGTCTAACCCCACGGGAGACCGTGCTTGCCGTGTAGGCGTCATTAGCCCATACTATCAGCTAATGGCACCGAGCGACAGGATCCAATCATAACATTGAACAAGCATGCGGTCCAACATGTGATCTGTCATGCGGAGACCGGCATGCGGAGACCGGCATGTGAACCGGCATGTGAACTGTCATGCAGAAAGCCGCATGAGATGTTATAGGTGTGGATGGAACGAGACGGAGATGGAAAGGGATGCGATGATAGGTCACGGCATGAGCCAGTTCTTAAAGGAGCGCTTCATGGAGTGCTCAGATCTGTACACCATGAGGGTCTGCAATAAGTGCGGCCTGATTGCCCGGAAACAGATGAATAAAGAGTCGTACATCTGCGACGGCTGCAAGAATGCCTCAGATATCAGCAAGGTGTGCGTACCGTATGCGTACAAATTATTGACACAACAGCTGATGGCAATCAATATCGTGCCCCGTATTAAGACAGAACAGAGCGAGTTCAATTACATGGCTTAAATTGTTGTAATAAAAAGTTTGAAAATATAAAAAATTAATATTGTAGTCATTTGTCAGTATTATTTATAGTAACAAATGGCAGACGACATCGAAATGAGGCCAATCAATGGCCATAGCGACTACAAGGTTACCAGAGACGGACGTATATGGAGTGAAAGAAGTAGATCATTCTTAAACATTAGTACAATGAACGGTTACAATCGCGTGACTGCTAACGGAAAAGCTTTAACGGTAGCACGAGTAGTCGCGGAAGCTTTTATTCCTAATCCCGACAACCATACTATTGTATCCCACATAAACGGCAACAAGCTGGACGATAGCGCAGATAACTTAAAATGGACCACCAAACAGGATGCAGTGAAGAACCATGATAAGGAAATATCCCATCCCCGTCGCGTCATTCAGAAAGACGATAAGGGAAACGTTATCGCCATACACGATAGTGTTACCGCAGCCGGTGACGCGATTGGGATGAGCCGACATGCCATCAATAAAGTATGTACCGGCAAGAACAAAACCGCAGGTGGTTTCTTCTTTGAGTATGAAGATAAAGAGTTTGAGGCAAAGGAGTTCGATGGTAGCGGTATCCCAATAGATGGCTTCCCAAATTATTACGTGTACAAAGATGGGCGCGTTTATAACAAAGGACGCAAAGGCTTCCTAAAACCATGCGAAAACGCTAACGGCTACGAATACGTTACATTGTGCAAGAAAATTACAGAGGACAACCCAAACGATAAACCCAAACAAAACCATTATGTGCATGTTTTAGTTGCATCGCATTTCCTACAAAAGGATAAAGGAGAAACCCAAGTGAACCACAAGGATTACAATAGGAGGAACAACCATGTGGACAACTTGGAGTGGTGCACTCGGGCGGAAAATATTAAACACTCCAAAGCCAGAGTGAAAGACTGCATTGACACTTCAGGTTGTTGTATCGAGCATTGCGGTATTTAAGTATATGGCTTATTTTTTATGTATTATATAATATATAATGGGTGCGTTTGATGAAACAGTCAATGACCCTGAAAATCTGGGTATCTTCATACAGGAAAGTTTAGCTTTCGCGTTAGCAGGTCTTATTGCAGGTTCTATGATTGATGCTTCTTTTATTCAACTAGCAAAATTACACAAACATAAAGCGTATAAAGTGTTCATAGCATTTGCCCAAGTGGTTGCTGGTATCATTGGATTATATATTTTATGGAGAGCCAGTAAAAGCATCAAGTTTGGCGACTATTGGCAAAACACTATTCCTGGATTAGCTTTCCCCGCATTCTACTTTGGCATACAGTCAAATATTTACACAACTCTTCAAAGTTTCTATATTTAAATAAACATTAGACAAACTACAAATAACGTACTATTAATTGATTAATCAGCAATAATATATATATATTATATATATGTCATTGTGCAATAAAACAAGACAACAAGTTAGAGGTACTTGCTACTATTATTCAGTATTAAATGGATTACTTACTTCATCAAAAATAGCTACAATAATGAAAAATATGTTGGACAAATACAAATCATTGCTACAACTAGATAGAAGACTTGCTAGCGAATTTGATAAGATGACCGATTTTTGTATCCCAAAATATCTGTTGAATAATGTTGATATTGATGATAAAAACGATAGATATAAAATGGCCAAGTATGCTTTATTTAAACTTATCAATAACCATTTTAAGAAAGAGTTCAACATAGATTTAAACAGTAATCTTTTAGAGGGTAAAGTACCAGGTATCACGACTTTACCAGTGATAACACAAAAAATATCATATACAGACACAGTTAAAGATGTAGAAGAAGAAGGTTCTGATATAGGTTTTAACGTTCTGAAGTCTCTGCTAAAACTAATATATATTAGTAAGGATAACTACACTAGAAATGTGAAGGTAATCGCCTTTGATGATAGAGTTAATATTGATATAAACAGACTACTAAATAATACAAATTATGACATTGTGGTATTAATGAAATCATTACATCAAGACTTAACCTTGATTATCGAAGTATTATTTACTTATTATGATAATAAAGGATATAATACTTCAACACGTAAATTTTCTACTGTATGCAAAGAAGAGGTTGGTGCGATTGAGAAATACTTCAGAGATCTTGAAAATTTAACCTCTAATAACCCTGTATTTGAAATTTTTCAAGGTATGTTTGAAAATGAAAAAGAATTAAAAAATGAGTTAAAATTCTTATTTAGATACGACATTGCTAAATTTCTAAACATTATAAATACAAACATCAATTGGATAGCTGTTGAGGACAAATTAAAATATTATAATGACGATAGGACTACTGTTCTTGCAATATATCAGGAAGCATTATATGATTATGTCGAAAGGAATAAAGTCATGTTTGAAAAAGAAGGCTTAACATTTTTTATGAATGGTTCAAACGAATTTAATTTTAAAGAGTTTAGTAAATATGACAAACTTATTCAACAAAATGGTTACCTTATTGATCATGCCAATATAATCGCTGGCGAAGGCTCTGCAGCTCATGCTATATTTGGTACAAAATGTAACAACAAGTATATTATGATTGATCAAAATAGACCCGATGAGATACTAAATAACGATTGGACCAAATCCTTAACAAACATTGAATTTAACTTTTATGGAGAAGGTTATGCTTGGAACAGTCCAAGAGTGAGACTCAACGCAAAATTTTCTTTTGTTGTATATGTCAACAAAAATATTCAAGATTATATACCTAACTTGGCAGGTGGTAAGCATTATAGGTTGGTAAAATACTGATATAGGGTTTTTACATTTTACCCTGAATGACCTCGTTGATGGTTTTCACCAAGTAGTACTTTACATAATTAGGATCAGCAGTAATGTATGACCTTCCAATCAGCACTAGAAACATCAGTTCGGTTAATCCTACGAAGAACAATATGAAGAGGTTTTCTTTGAGGAGGTGAAGAATGTCAAACTTTTGATACATATACAATCCCCCAACAGCGAGAATGGCTAGAATGTTGCCCATAACGATTAATTTAGTAGCTTTCTTCAACAGGGCGCTGTTGCTAGCCTTTGCTTCAGCATCCGCGGCCTCCATGTTCGGTGCCTTGAGGTTATCCACCATGATGGACGCAAAGAGTTTCGAACTCTCGGGCAAATATACTTTGTACTGAACCAAGTCTTTTACTAGTGCCTTCGTTTGGTTCTTCACAATATCTTGTTCAATCTTCGCAGCAACTGTGAAAAAGAAAATGCCAATGAAGGTAGCGATCAATGTTACACTAATAAAAACATTAGCAATGAACTCTGAATTCATTTTAATATATTATATATATATAATATAATAAAATCATGGATGATGTGTGTGTGAAGACGTCAGATAAACTAACCTTTATGATAAATATTTTTGTCCACGTTATAATCCTTTTTGGCTTCTTGACCCTGCTGTTCAATTTTGTGATAAGCAAAGTTATGGTATCCGCCTTTCAAAATGAAATTGGTCACATCATTCACGACAACCTGGGCAAGGAACTAAAAGACAAATACAACCAGTTGGGTGACCAGACAAAGAATATCCTGAAAAGCATCAACCTAACAAAGCTAGAAAACGAGCTTAAAAAGCCCAGCAAATACGTTCAGCTACAAAATGCCTGGATCAAGCGGAGTGCCGTAGTGGTGACCTTTATACTTGCTATGATGGTAGCGATGATGATCTTCCTCGTAAAGTACACATGTAATACGTGTGTCCCAATCTTCGACATTATCAAGGAAAATATTGTTGTGTTCACCTTCATCGGCATTGTCGAATACATGTTCTTCACCAAGATTGCCATGAAATTCATCCCAGCCCCACCATCCCTCATGGTGAAGACCTTCATTGATGCCCTCAAACAAGAGATCAAGTCCTAGGGATCATGTTGTATAATTTTGACAGGTCGGATGCGGTGAAACACTGTGTGACCGTGTTACCGCTAGCATCCGGGACTGGGTTTCGGAAACAGAATTTGCTGCCATGGAATTGAATACCATCTTTGAAATCCCCATTATAATTCATATGCAGCATGGAGTTTCCCGGTGTGGTCCCAGCTAATTTCGCCAAGGCTCGAGAGGGACCAGAATCACCCCTATCCACCTGATTGTATCCGCCCAGGTTTAAATCGTACCTGTTGTTATACATACCATTCTTCAAACCCTTCATATCATCGTTGGAGAAACACGTCGAACCTTTGTTATTAGACGTATCGATAAAGCAATAGTTTGTTCCATCCACAATGACGCCCCCCTTGAAATCATTCATATAGTTTATCACTAACTGGGAGTTAATGTTCTTGATCATTGCACGAGACGCCCCGGTGCTTCCCCGGGATGTCTGATCGTGTTTTCCTAGAACAAACTCGAATTGATTCTCGTAATTGCCGGCTGGTCCCTGTGCGCCATCCCTGCCGGGTGGTCCCTGTGCGCCATCCCTGCCGGGTGGTCCCTGTGCGCCATCCCTGCCGGGTGGTCCCTGTGCGCCATCCCTGCCGGGTGGTCCCTGTGCGCCATCCCTACCAGGAGTAGCCTCCTTTGGTGCTTTAAAGATGTTCGAAAAGAAGCCCTCATTTACGCCTGCATAAGAGTGTCTAAACATGATTATATATATAAAAATAAATAAAAATTTGATAAATCATATTGAATAAATCACTCAATATGATAAAAATGGATTGTCCTACGTATCAAGCCGTGTCCTCTTGGGACGACCTCATTCGAACGAACATCGATTTTTTGGAGGGTCGGTTAAAGTCAACCTTTTATTACCTTGCACCATGGAGGGATGATATGCAGCACAACGAGGACAACCTATTCAAACTACACAAGGAACACAAAGTATTCACATTCAATGGACAAGAAGGCTCCTTCGAGAAGCAACAACGGAGTTATCTCGATTTCATCTGTCCTTATGACCTGGGAATCAAACTAAAAGATGTCTTGCTAAAGGATGAACGGCTGTATATGTGTTATGCTTGTGCAAAAACACAGGAACAGTTCAACAATTATCCGAGTCAACGCTTTCCCCTTACTTACTACAATGGAAATGAGTTCACGTGGTTCAATATGAGGGGGTGCGTGTTGGATTACGAAACTAAGATCGTGGCACCAGAAATCTTGCAGTTGAGTTGCTTGTATGCAAGCGATAGTGTGTTTAACTTGATATTGGACAATATGTGTTTTTACATAGCAACTCGAGAGTTGCCGGATAGAGAAGACCATGGATTGCCGGAAACGACCACGTGTCTGTTACAAGCCCTGGAAACCATTTAAAATTATTAATATCTTTACTATATTAATAATGAATTTTGCTGTTGGCGACCGAGTTCAATGGAACGCCCTGCAAGGAACCGTTACGCGTATCAACATCCTGAATGTCAGCGAAAGCTGTCAAGTCCTGTTCGATGACGGCACATCCCGAGCCTTCTTTGGTGTAGACGTCAATCAGTTAGTCCTTATTCAATAGGTTGAACACTTGCACTCCTCGATACTGATTCAATATAAATTTGTGATAATTACGTAACATTTTATTTAAGTAATCAAACACGATGCGATACAAAGTCCTGTAATATGGTAATAAATGATTCTTATAGTTATTGTCTTTATCCAAACTACCATCGGACAACATAATGCCCACCCTCTCAAAGACCTCCTCTTCAGGTGTGCTGTCGTATTCCATCCTTCGCATCACGTAGTTGTATGCCAAGGATGTCTCGTTCTGAATATCGTTGACGATATATTTTTTTATGTTACCCATTGAGGTTTTGATTTTGTTCACATCTTCAGAACCATCCAATTTGCTTATAACCATACTCTCAATGGCGTTGTAAAAGTTATTGCCCAGTATCTGTCCCAATAGATGGGTATACAGTCTTACCAGATACCCGTAATATATATTTCCATCCAGAGTCTTGTCTTCGTAATACTGAAACTCGATGAATTGAACATATGTTCTTAATAGCGGCTCCAGATTAGTAATGGTGTCAGGATTGTTGGCTTCATCAATCGATACATTTACATGTTTTATTGTTTTCATGTTCTTTTTAATCATGTGGTCCCAAAACACAGCATAGCCCATGTGGTATTTCTTATTGAATATTTCTGCCAACTTTCTCAGTTCTAAAATGGTCTTGTCTTGGAATTCTTTTTCGTTGGGATCTGGCGTAACCGTTTGATTTTGTGTTTTACTAAACGTAATATGTGCAAAATTAGATGGAACAGTCATTGATCTGGTAGTAGAAGTAATTGGTCCGGCAGTTGCTTTTACATCTTTCTTTGCAAATGTTTCTTGTCTTTTATACATTGTTTTCAACACTTTGATATTTTTTATGACATTATTAATATCATCGGATTTAATCAGTGTAGGTATATCTATTTTGCCATCTTCCCAATACAAGTTCTGAATAAAGAGCGCTATATCAAAAATGTTCTCTAGATAGACAGGAATATTGTTTTTAATCATGTTATTCTCCTCTAATTCCTTTCTCATGTTATCCCAATACCTCTTTGTGAAAACAACATTCTCGCCTTCTATAAAATACTTTAAATGTTCAAGCCTCTTCTTGTTTAATAGGTCAATTACAGTCGCTCCACTTTTGTCTTTATATGTTTTGACACTGCCTTTTATAGAATGAAGTGACGCCAATTTTTGTATGATTGGAACATTATATCCTTCCACGGCATAGAATAGTGGTGTCCGTCCTTTAGAGTCGATTTGGTTGACCGATGCAATACCCTTAAGCTTTTCTATAATTTCTATCATTATTTTAACACTATTGGGATTGTAACAGTCTATTTTTGTAACGATATCCTTGAAATAGTCCGTATCATAGAACAAGTACATGTCATCCTTCTTGTTCTCCTGTATCATGGACAATTGAGCTGGTCTCATGATGGGAATACCATATTTAGCGGTAATAAAATCAGGATAACTTCTTTTTATTGCTTCTGCTGTTGCTTTAGCGGTGACACTCGCAAAATTCACATAAGTGTCACTTTTGTCAGATATAAACTGTGGAGTTACTGCTGGATCTACCGGTATTCCAACCTTTTCTCTTACTAACTGTGCTGCTTTGGTATCCGTGAAAAACTCTATTTGTTTGTTTAAGAAATCATTAATCATTTCCCTCAAGTACATTTGAAAAATCTGACTGTTGGTATCTATGTCCGGTCTATTCAATCCAATCTTTAGTTTATCTAAAATCTGACCCTTAATATCATCATTTAAAGTTAGACTTATTGTGGTCAGCGCCTTAGACTTTATGTATAAAAGAGTATTTGGGTTGTACATGTACAGAGTTCTATTGGATGTTGTGTTAATAGGAATATTGTCAAGGTCGCGTGATTGAGCTTGCATTTGTCTTTTTATGTTGTTACTCACAATATCATTCAAGTAATCATCAGGAACTCTCAGTTGTTTGTTATCATCCGGAGAAATCCCTGGATTTGCTATTATACCCATTTTGGGTTTTAATTCTGGAACAGTAGCAAGATAAAATTCTTCTTTAGATAAAGTTGCCCCCGATACTTCAGGGAGGGTGAAGCTTGGTAGGATTGCGTTGTATTCGTTGACCAAGTCAGCCTTTATTCCATTGTCATCTAAATGCTCAAGCGAATTTTTCTTGTTAATGGCGTCGATGAATTGAGGGCATAGACTGCGATATTTTGAAAGTTCTGTGTTGATGGTTTCCAAGATGCGATCCATCCGTTGAATGATATCACGATGCATGAGGAGATCATACATAACATACGCTTGATACTCTGCTCTTCTCTGCTCTCCAGTCACCTGTTGTAGAATGTCATCTAGCCTTAGTTTCAACTTGGTGTGATTAATACTGTCATCCAATATGCGTCTCACAAAGAGGAAGCGGTTATAAGTCAGATTGATGTACGTGCTTATGTTGACTAGCGATTGGTAGTCTATTATGTCTAATTGAGCGGTAAGAGCATTAGATTTATTGTACAATGCGTCCATAACATTATTTTTTAGGTATTGAAAAAACCTAATGGGTGCTCCACCTATTTGTACGGTTGATGTGGATGCACCTTTATTTGCTTCTGTGTATGACTTCAATAGGTAAAGTCCTTCTTTTATATTATCATTATTTGGTGGTCGTGTGGTATAATGTTTAGCAAGATTTTGAAAAAAATCATTATAACTGTTTTCATCTATACCATTATCTTGTAAAATTCTTGATATCAGAACATTCATTTCTTTATATTTTTGTGTTATTCCGAGAAGTTGTTTTCTTTCAGACACATAATTATACAACGTTTTCAATTGTGTTATTTTATCATCCTCTACTGCTCCTGATGTAGATGCTCCATCGTTTACGGGTCTTGATGCTGCTGCTACTGCTGCTGCTGCTGCTGCTGATGTGGATGCTCCATCGTTTACGGGTCTTAATGGTACTACTGATTTAGGTGTGTTTTTGCTTATTTCTTTTGTAACTATTTTTTCGTATTCTGTTACAATGTAGTTGAAAGTACTTTCATTAAAACTAAAGTATAAGTCTAAAATTTGACGTAATAAATTTGTACTCATTTTATGATAAACATACTTAAATGGCTTCATGTTTCCTATTTTGTATTTACCAATAGTTGCCAAGTTATATGCAATAACATCATTTAAAGGTGAGATTTTGTTATCTTTATTTCTTTGTTTTAGATTAATCATATGGCGACATACTATATTAAAAAAGAACCAGTTTTCATATGTTTTGTAATACAAAGTAGTAAATTCTTTTCTATCTTCTGCTTTAATTGGAATATTGTATAATGTTAAAAACAATTTATCTTCTTTCTTTACAATCTGATTATATATATCATCAAGTAAAGTTGGGAATTTATTATTAAACTGATCAGGTGTAGGTGCATCTATATGTACAAACGATTCTTCCGTGCAATTTATTACTTCATTTCTTTGTACTGCTTGCGGTACTTTTTCCGGTTGTGCTGGTCTTGCCGCTGCTGCGACTGGTGGTCTACCTGCCGGTGGTGGTGCTGGTGGTGCTTCCGCTGCTGCTTCTCCCGGTCTACCTGCCGCATCCGCTGCTGCTCTTGCTGCTTCTTCTGCGGCCTGTGCTGCTAGTGCTTCCGGTCTACCTGCTTCCGGTGCTACCGCTGCAGGTGGTGGTGCTGGTTGTGCTCCCGCTGGTGGGCGTCCTGGTGGTGGTGGTGCTGGTTGTGCTCCCGCTGGTGGGCGTCCTGGTGGTGGTGGTCCACCTGCCGGTCGTCTAGCAGCAGCTTGAGCATCTATTCTCGCTTGTTCCAATGCCATTGGCGATGTTGCAGTTTCTATTTCATTTTTAATTGCTTGCAAATTATCTTCAAATGTACTTATCTCATCTAACATTGCACGTAGTTCACCTATCCGCTCATTAACATTTTCAATGGTATCCGCATCATTAATATCCGTATTAGCTTGACGTACTATTTGCCTTATTTGTCCAACCGTTCGTTGTACCGCTTCTATATTTCTTTGATTATTTTCACTTCTTACAATTCTCATAATGATGTCTTTTTTAAACTGCTCTCTGGACATGTCATATTGTTTTCTAATGCTATTGTTGATAGATTCTACTTCTCGAATTGCTCTTTCAATACTACTTATTGTATTGCGCGCTACGTCCTTTCTTGCCTTTAAACCTCTTTCTGCATCTATTGCGGCTTGTTTGTTAGCTTGTGCTGCTTGTGCGGCTTGCCTTGCAGCATTTGCGGCGTCTCTTTCTGCTTGTCTTCTTGTGAGTTCTTCCTGTCTTGCAGCATTTGCGGCGTCTCTTTCTGCTTGTCTTGCATCTCTTTCTGCTTGTCTTGCAGCATTTGCGGCGTCTCTTTCTGCTTGTCTTGCATCTCTTTCTGCTTGTCTTGCAGCATTTGCGGCGTCTCTTTCTACTTGTCTTCTTGTGAGTTCTTCTTGCCTTGCAGCATTTGCGGCGTCTCTTTCTGCTTGTCTTCTTGTGAGTTCTTCTTGCCTTGCAGCATCTGTTGCAGCTTGTCTATCCTCTTGCTTCCTGACACGGGTCGCGATCAAGTACTTCTCTTCTAATGCCGTCATCAGATCTCTTTCTTGAGTCATTGTCGTGGCGTAAAAATTGTCCAAAATAGTCACAAGTTCCCTTGTTTGTTTCAATTTTCTATCATCTGGCATATCTTTAATCTTAAATTTTTCCATAACGTCCAACTGATACAGAGAATCAAACTGTCCAACATCAGGTGGCATACTATCCATAATAGCTTTTAAATCTTCATCAAGGTCAGGAACATTGGTATTTCGAGGAGCCCCACCAAGCAACATCCTTGGTTTGTAGTTGTCGTCTTCAATATTGAAGCTTTGATTTAATTCAATAATTTTAGCTCTGATAATATTTTTAGTTTCACCGTCAGCCATTGTTTGATACACTCTCACAATCAAGTTGGTCAATAGATTATTATAAAAATGAAACAGAAGATTGACGTAGTAATTTAGATTGTCGTCTCCGTTACCCTTTAGAGCAAGTTCCAAGTTAGATACGCATTGGTTTAGTTGTGTCTTCAATACATCAAATTCAGTATTAGTTATATCTTTTAAAGTTTGTAACTCAACCTCTTGATAATCACTCAATGCCGGATTGATGTATTGTAGCGTTCTCTCAGATACTGCTTTGGAGATGGCATCGTAATCGGGTCTGGTGCGCATCGTATCGAGTTTATCCAATTCATCCTTCTCAAACACCAATGGTTCCCTATCCATAAACACACTTCGGAATAAATTAAGTACATCTTCTAATGCACCATCTCTATATTTGTCTCGAATAAACTGTAACACAGTTTGATTTGCGGATGTGATGTCGTCCAATTTGACATCTATTTTAGGAATAAGTTCATCTACTTTTTTGTTTGGAAAACACTCCTTGAAGTAACTCATAGCAGCCAGGTGAATGGGCGTCATCTTGTTGCTATCTTGTATGGTAACCTGTGCTCCTTTGTTAAGGAGGTACTTAACGACAGATGGGTACATGGTTCGGATAGCAGCATGAAGTGGGGTTACGCCATACTTGTTCCACTTATTGATGGGTGCACCACCATCTACAAGAATTGACACCAGCTTCAGCATTTCTTGTTCGGACAACTTGGTGTTCAATGCAACGTGCAACAGCGTGTTGCCGTCCTCATTGGGGACCGTCAATGGCAACGTGTTGCTCAACATATATTTTTCAATCTCCGCGATGTCACCAGACATAACCAGGGAATATATCTGATCCACCAGCGTCTCATCGATGTTCTGCTTCATGATTGGAAACTGTGGGCGTGGCACGAAGGGGGCTCTAGTTTGTCTCGGTATATATTTACTATCCGGAGGATTCATATATTTTTGTAAAAGAAAAAAATATTCCTATTATACAGTAATGTCGCGTCAATTAATAAGAGATGATAAAGTCGCATCCAGTGCTCTAACTAATATAAATACTAGTCAAGTACGGGACCTCTTGGCTGCTTTAAAAGCCCTTAAAGTGTTATTTACGGGTGAGTTGCTTGCGGGTAACATTACCATCACTACAAATACTATTCAAGTAAACAATCCAGGAGAGTTGGGCTCAAAAATAGATATTAAAGCGCCGTACATCAATCTAATCGCATCCGGGCGAGATGACAGTAAGGTGTCCGTTCCCAACAACTTTATCGTCGGTAACAACGTCCTCTTTATTGATACATCTAACAACAAGGTGGGTATTAACACCAGTTCTCCCGCCTACGAATTAGACGTGTCGGGAAACATCAACTTCACGGGGAACCTGTACAAAAACGGCGTCCCCTTTGAGACCGGTACCGGCGGGACCATCGGCATCGTCGGTCAGTACGCGGAAGACCCGACGCCCATTGGCTGTATTCTGCCGTACACCAACAACGACACTCCTTTGGGTTGGATGAAGTGCGATGGTCGTGATCTCTTGATTGCCGAATATCCCGATCTGTATGCCACCATCGGTACCACTTACGGTACGAGTGATGATCCTCTTTATTTTAAATTGCCGGATCTGCGTGGTCGAGGCATCATTGGCGAAGGGCAAGGCAACGACCTGTCTATACGACCTCTTGGTGGGATCGGTGGCGAGGAAACCCATACCCTCAACATCAACGAGCTCCCCTCACACAGTCACAGAGTGTTGGTGTCCAATTCGGAAGCGGGTCTGGAGTTTGCTGACAATGGGAAGGAGGATGTCCTGGTGGGTGACCATGGAGGTGCGTATCTTAACACTACCACAAATACCGCTCAACCCTTCATTGAACCCAGTGGTGGAGGTCAGCCATTTAGTACTATGTCGCCCTTCCTAGTGTGTAACTACATCATAAAAGTACGATCTATCACCAATGATGCTATCAATATTGTGGATGGTCTTGTCGGCATCGGTATTGACACCCCCGAAGCAAAACTGCATGTCAACGGTAACGTTAAAATCGATGGCGTGCTCAACATGAATAACATTACTTTTATTGACACCGAAGGCAAAATCGGTATCGGTAAGACGCCGCAGTACCCTTTGGATGTTATCGGTGATATCAACTTCACGGGAGATTTGTTGTATAACGGAGTTAAACTGAAAGACCCCATTCCTGTGGGTACCATCATCCCATATACCAGTCTCACCATCCCCGATGGATGGCTGACATGCGACGGCCGTGAACTGTCACGTTCCGAGTTCATTGAGCTATTCACTGTTATCGGGACTACTTATGGGATCGGTAACGGTCTAACCACCTTTAATGTTCCCGATTTGAGAGGTCGTGACATCATCGGCATCGGTCAAGGCGCAAGTATGACTGATCGTAATTTAGGTCAACAAGGCGGCAGTGAAACAAAGGTACTTACCATTAACCAGTTACCCTCACATACTCACGGAATATTAGTATCCAGTTCCACTGCCGGTCTTGAATTTGCCGACAATGGAAAGGAGGACGTTCTAGTAGGTGATCATGGCGGTGTTTACCTTAATAACACCACTAATTCACTACAACCCTTCATTCAGTCAACCGGTAACAATGATCCCATTGACATCATGCCGCCCTTCCTTGTATGTAACTACATCATAAAAGCCATATCTATCCCATCTCTATTCGGTACCCCTTACAACCATTGGACCAAAAACACAGACAACACTCTTACTTACACCAATGGTACAGTTATCGTTAACAGTCTACAAGTAAACAATAGTTTAAGACAAACCATCATCGATGGCACAATTTATGGTACTAGTAATAACCCGATTGATGGTGGCAGCTTTATCATCAACAATAACAGCGTCATCATAGAACTGTCGACCGGTGATGCATCGTTAAATATCGACATAAGTGGAGGACTGATAGGGGTTTCTGGTATGATCATCCTCAATGAAAGGAATCCTTATGGAAGAAGAATCTATTTCCCTAGTTTTTCCTTCCCTGAATTTAAACCATCCCAAACTGTTTATGGATTAAATCAAATAAAATACGAAATTGTCATGAGCAACACTATTTTAGCACATTATCAAAACACTCAACCCACAAAAAAACCTATAAATAGAAGTGTAACCAATAACAGAATAACGAGTTTAGGTTACAATAAATTGTCAAGTCTATTTTAATATTTTAATAATAGCATTAGTATAATAATGCTATTACTAGGAGATGCTGTGGAAAATGTTACAGATATATATACCCTTACCGCCGATGTGTCACAAAATGGTTCAATCGTACTAGAAGTCCCTGATACTACCTCTTTTTATGGTGGCTTCAAGTATCAAATTTCTGGAGGAGGAGGTATCTTGGATGTGAAGATAGGGGATATATCCAACAATGTCCTCATACGAATATATCATAGTGATGGCTCCAACAATCCCATCCAGATATACAACAATGATGTTTCTATTTTCACGAGCAATATGTTAAGCACGTATTATAATATTGGAGATGTGCCCTATGATGTACGTGTTATTGATGGTCTATTAATGGTATCCATTAACGATGTCATTGACGTCTCCTGTAATGTGGTGTTCGAAGAAGTGCAGAATAATATCTTGACTATAAAAGCGGTGACAAATGCAACACAAGACACGATGCATATTGTTAAAGATGTATTCTTTGATCCAATAAATGTTTTAACTGATGACGTATATTTTCAAAGGGGAGTGTATGCGGGTAAGTATTTTAATATGGATTATGATGACATTCAAAATAGACCTTGGATATATACCAATTCAGAACTACAATATAATGGAAATATAGGAATAGGAACAATATTACCATTACAGACGGAAACTTACGATCTAGGCTCGACGGAAAGGAGGTGGCGAGATCTGTATTTAAGTGGAACGACGATAGATTTGAGCGGGACACAACTCTCCAGACACACGAATGGTAACTTGATGATTCATGACGTGAGTGGAACCATGTTTGGTATTACTGTTGACCACATTGATTTGAATGGCACACTGATCACGAGACATACCGATGGAAGTATTGTAGTAGGGGATGGGAGTGGCAATAGAGTAACTGGAAGGTTTGCAGATGTGACCGCAAGCGGGAACCTAGATGTGTCGGGCAACATTACTGCAGCGAATATAAACTTTACTGGTTCTCTCACACAAAATGGACAAGCCTATATTGGTTCGCAATGGGATACTAGTGGCAGTTTCCTTCTCTACGAGGGAAATGTAAATATAGATGGCGATCTACAATGCGACAACTTGACGGTAAATGGCACAACCACGACAATAAACTCATCGACGGTCATCGTCTCCGATCCCATTATTACTCTCGGAAGCCCCACCTCTGATAATAAAGATCGTGGGATAGAGTTCAAATACGGTTCTAAAAGAGGATTCTTTGGATATGACAGTTCTAGAGACTCTTTTATCTTCCTTAAAGATGCGTCCAATAACAGTGAAGTCTTTAGTGGGACAAGTGGTTTATTGATAGGAGACGTCAGTGGGAATTCAACAACAGTGACGGATGGGGTCTATACGACAGGGAATCAAACCATTGGAGGGACTAAGATCTTTTCTAGTACCATTACGGGGAACATCAGCGGGAATTCAAGTACGGCAACAACATTACAAACTGCTCGTACTATTAATGGTGTTTCTTTTAACGGGAGTGCTAATATAACAATAACGGCAAACACCTCAAATACATTAACACGTGGAAGCTATTTGACGGGTGGTGATTTTAATGGCTCTGCTGCCCAAACATGGGCGGTAGATGCTACCACAGCAGAAACAGCATCAAAAATTGTAGCTCGTGACAGTAGTAGTGATATATTTGCACGATTATTTAGATCATCATATGCAAATCAAACAACTATAAGTGGAGCATTGGCATATAGAGTCAATAATTCAACAGATAGTTATATCCGTTTTTGTAGTGATGCAGCAGCAATTAGAACATTTTTAGGTATTTCAACATTCAACGGTGATACGATTACGAATAATTTAATAATCAATAATGGATCTCCAACAGTGTATTTTCAAGACACCGACAACAATTCCGCAATGTTGCATTGTAATAGTAATTTATTATATGTATTGAGAGGTGGAAACAACACAACTAGTTGGTCGCAAGTTAATGGACAATGGCCGTGGATATGGAACTTGACAAATAACGATTCAACCTGTGGTGGTTCATTAAGTGCAGTAGGTAACATAACAGCCCCTTCATTTTATGCAAATAATTGGTTTAGGAGTACGGGTCAAAGTGGGTGGTATAGTGAGTCCTATGGTGGCGGCTGGTATATGGTTGACTCCACCTATGTAAGAGTATATAATAATAAGAATATATATACTGCTGGTAATATTCGCTGCGATGGGGGAAACGGTGGGAATATAGGATATTGGTCTGTAGGAACAATGAATGGAAACAGGGGAGGTTGGTACGTGAATACATCATTCTCGGGTAACCCTACTCATTATTTTGGTGGTTATGTTCTAGTCAATGGTGACATGGCAGTGGCAAGTGACCGGCGTTTAAAAGAAGACATTCAAGATGTCGATGTCAGTCATAACATATCAATCATACAAGCATTAAAACCAAAAACATTCAAATTCATAGACAAATTGCATAAAGGTGATAAACTACATCAGGGACTAATTGCTCAAGATGTATTTGAAGTGTTTCCTGATGCATGTAATCCGTTTGAAGAATTCTTGCCAAATATTGGATACAATCCAACCATCATATCAACTACAGATGATACAAGTATATTAGATATATGTACTAATACAATAATAAAACAAGGAGACGTAATACGACTCCATATAGTTGATATATCTGTTAATCCTATAGGTCAAGATGTAAATAACAACACCTTTGATGATGCCCAAGAACAACCGGTAGAGGTGAATGTCATAGGGGTAAATGGGAGACATGTTACAATAGACAAAAAATTAGAACATGATAAAGTGTATGTGTATGGCACAAAAACAAATGATTGCTTGAGCGTTAATTACAATACCTTCATACCAATGTTAATATCAACTAATCAGTATCTATTAAAGCAAAACAAACTACTAGAAGATAAAGTAACTGCACTGGAAGAAAAAGTAAATTTCTTATTGAATAAATTCTAATATACATTAATCAATGGCTTCCCCCCTCATAACCCGTCTGAAATTCGACGTCTCGCGGAATGTAGGTATCGGCACTAATAAGCCGATCACTAATTTAGATGTTTCCGGCAACATCCGTGCGACCAACACTATTACCGCTACCAATATCAATTTTACTGGTACCTTCACCCAGAATAGTGTACCCATCAGTGGTTGGACTACCTCGGGCTCTAACATCTATTACAATACCGGTAATGTAGGTATTGGTTCTAGTGATCCCCAAGCAAAGTTGGATGTATCGGGAAACATTTCCTGCGGAAACGTCACCTCAAGCGGAAACATCCTTATCAACAACAGTTCTAGTTATCAAATCAAGAAATCCGACAACAGCATTACCAATATCCTCTCCCTTGATGCGGGTAACGCCTTGCGGTTAAGAGGTGGCAGCGGGAGTGTGTACATCAATCCAGACAACACAGGAGGTACCACCTTTATAAACTTTAACAACATTAACAATATAGGACTATATAACGGTGCTAACCCACGAATCATCACCACTAGCATTGGTGTGGGCATCAATAAGACGCCCAGTACCGATTTGGATATAAGCGGGAACACTTCCTTAACAGGAAATGCAACCGTAAACGGGAACACTTCCTTAACAGGAAATGCAACCGTAAACGGGAACACTTCCTTAACAGGAAATGCAACCGTAAACGGGAACATGACTATATCCGGCAATATCATACCCGGGTCTGACATTGTCTATGACCTAGGTTCCTCCACCAACAGATTCCGTGACATATACTTATCGGGTTCCACCATTGATTTGAGCGGAAGTTTGATAAAATATGACAGTTCCACTAATGGGATCAAAATGATGAATCACTCTAACAACACTATCACGGCCCACCTCAAGGATGTTATCGCGGACGGAAATGTGACGATCGGCAACAACCTGACAGTTAATGGTACCTTTACTACTATTGACTCGACTACCATCACTATTCAAGACCCTATTGTTACCCTTGGTGGATATCAGACGTTGACCGTCAATGATAATAAAGATAGAGGTATCGAATTTAGGTATTATGACGGCAGCTCCAAAATAGGTTTCTTTGGATACGATAACACTACGGGCAACTTAATATACGTCAAGGATGCCACTAACACCAACGAAGTTTTTACCGGAACGTATGGTACTATCGAGGCAGCTACGTTTAAGAGTACCGTTGCAAATGGAACCGCACCTCTGACCGTGACCAGTACTACCGTGGTAGGCAACCTAAATGCGGATTTGTTAGATGGTCAACAAGGCAGTTACTATAATAACTACAACAATTTAACTAACAAACCTACTATTGTCAACACCCAATGGACGACGACCGGAAGTAATATATATTATACCACAGGTAGTGTGGGTATAGGTAAGACCAATCCAACCTCGACGCTAGACGTATCGGGAAATATCACCTCAAGTGGAAACATATATGCATCCGGTGAAGTCACCGCTTTTTCCGATATTAAATTGAAAACCAACATTACAAAGATATCAGATGCTATTAGTAAAATAGAATCCATCAATGGTTACACTTATAACAAAGTTGATGATCTAAATAAACGTCATATGGGTGTTATCGCTCAAGAGTTGTTAGATGTATTACCGGAAGTGGTGTTCCAACAAGGTGATACCCTGAGTGTCGCCTATGGAAACATCGTGGCTGTCTTGATAGAAGGTATTAAAGAATTAAATAACAAGATTAAGATATTAGAAACTAAGCTAAAAGACCTGCAATAGTACCACCGGTCAAAGTGACGGTTGCAGACCCCTTCAATAGATATCGACCGGCACTGCCTCCAGCCCCAGGTTTGGTACCAGTACCCGCACTACCGGCAGCACCCCAATTACCACCATTACCACCTGAACCGCCAGTACTGCCTGTTGGTGCTCCATTTGTACCTGTACCGCCATTGATACCAAGACTGCCACTTGTAATTGAATTCCCATAACCATAACCATTACCTCCGTTTCCACCATTCCCACCGATACCACCAATACCGGCAGCAGTTATTTCTTGAGCAATGCTATAAAATACTGTTCGATTTGTCAATTGAGATGGATTTGATGAATTGTAATATGCATCTTCTGAAAATTGTACAGTACCTCTGATATATTTTACTCCATTTTTTACATATTCTGTAATTGTTTTATATGATGTATCATATGTATCAAAATATTCTATCCATGGTCTAGTACCATTCCAATCAATTAAAAAAGTAATTTTTCCAGGACTTGTCCAGAAATTTTCGCCGTATCCAAATATATAATTATTACTTGATAGACGAGCATAATAAAACGGTGTTAATTGTTGACTAGTATTAGCTCCACTGGTCCCCTTCCCACCACCACCACCGCCGCCACCGCCTCCATACACCACACCATTGTTAGTTATACTTACCGTTTGATTGAGATAGTTGGCTTTGATGGCGTCCCCACCACTCCCTCCATTGGTAGCACCCCCCGCTGCTCCTACAGTTGCATTGTAAACCGTTCCACCACTCCCAGCCGCTCCAGCTGCTCCATAAACATTCCCATTGTTAACTACACTTATTGTAGTCCCCGTTGTAAATTGTCCAATATCTAATGCCGGACTAGCACTAGAATTAGATCCCACAGTAACTCCAGAATTAATAGTTAATTTTACATACTTTCTCAAGACGGATAAACTAGTATATAAGGCTACAAAACTATTGTATAGATTGTAGTTGGTAGTGTTGCTTGCAACCGTCAATTTGTATTCCACGGTACTGTTCCTATAATCAGACATATTCATGTTGCTGGCGGTTGATTTGACATTGGCGTTATCTGAAGTATTCGGAACATAGGATCCACCTTTACGTAAATCGGATAGTTTGTACGGCGGAGACAACCCATACACACTCGCCAAAGTGCTGAACGTGATGGCACCCGTTGCAGGGACAACTAATGCCATTTAATTATATTAAAGATATACAACATATTATTATTCAAAATGTCTTTCGCAAGGCAGGCATCGCAAGCGTCGCAAGCGTCGTCACCTCAGAATACGTACTTACTCCGCTCCCAAAATTATAACCTAAGCCTGCGACATGTCAATCACAGTTTTATCATCGGGTTCCTCAATAAACAACACGTTCAACAAGTACGAAAGGTTGTCCATCTAAATACAGACATCGAACTCACTAGCTACATCACCACCAACCAAGCTAAACTGATCAACGACATGATGCTGTTGCGAGGTCTGCCCAACCCCAAAATAGACAACATCAATATTTGTGATGACGCAAGAATATCCATCTCCAAAAAAATAAATATCAATAAACTACCATGTAGCATCGAAGTGGTCCCATTTGGAGAGTTTGTTATGTACCCATTCAGTAAGAATCTTGGCATCGTCCTCATTGAAGACTTAGTGGATGAGAATCAGGACAGGTTCCTGTTTCAGGCACAGGTGGCGGAGCCATCTTTCAATCCATCTATGTTCCAGGGGTGAAACACATGGTTGAAACTCATTATATTTCTATGAATTATTTTCAAAGCAATATAATAATGGCATCGTCCAACGATAGAATAGAACTAAGAATCGCTAAATCCAATAATCAATACAGCACTTTTGCTAACACTGGAGATGTTATCATTTATACCCGTCAATCCAACAAATTGATCCTCCAATCCGGTGACCAACATGGTGCCCTCGTGATCGCTGCTAACAACAACGTCGGCATCGGTCGCAGTGTGCCCTCCTACAACCTAGACGTGTCCGGCAACGCCTACATCAGTGACACCCTCATCGTCCCTAATAAATTACTCGTTGGTGGGTCCCACCTTACCGTTAACCAAACCTCCAACATCGTCGCCATCGATACAAATCTGTTGTATGCCGATTGCTCCAATAACCGCATATCTCTGTCCGGACTTCCCGACACTAGTTATAATAATACCCTCCGTAACAGTACCCTCGTCGAAAACTTAACTACACCAAATAATATCAATGCATCCTCTATAACTCTATCTGGGTTTACACCCATTGTTATTTCATCCAATCAAAAAATAACCAACTTAAATGCCGATTTATTAGATGGCTTGGACAGTACCAAGTTTATGAGGACAGACGGCGATACCAGTACGTCAGGTAGTGTCACCGCAACTCGCTTCCTCTCTAATGTTGCCATGGGGACACCTCCTCTCAACGTTGCCTCATCCACCAAAGTTGTCAATCTGAATGCGGATCTATTAGATGGCTTGGACAGTTCCTATTTCCTGAATGTATCTAATGTAAACACAGGCACCCTTCCTGTTTCTTTTGGTGGCATCGGGACTCAGCTACTCACATCCAACAAAATACTCGTTGGTAACGGTACCAATCCAATCTTATCCCCATCAAACCTCAGCTGGTCTAATAATCAACTTGACATATCCGGCAACCTACGAATCAATGATATTGATTTTTATGGCAACCTGTTTCAAAACGGTGAATTGTACATATCCTCTCAATGGAGGGATTCCAGCGAGCTCCCGGGACAAAGCATCGATCCATCAAATAACAAACTCTATTACGATGTTGGTTACGTGGGAATTGGAACTAATGTCCCACAAGAAATGCTGGATGTTTCTGGCAATTTCAAAATAAGAGGACACATCCTCCCCGCCGATAACGTGGCGTATGATTTGGGGTCGGCTTCTCAGCGGTTCAAAGATCTGTATTTGAGTGGCACCTCCATTGACTTGGGTGGTGCTTTGATAAAGTACAATACGGTCACGAACACGGTCGGGTTCTTCGACCAACAGAGCAATCCGATTATTACCAGCATGAAGGATGTCGTCACGACGGGCAACATTACCGTCGGCGGAGACCTAACCGTCAATGGTACCTACACCACCGTCAACACCGAAACGATTGTTATCAAAGACCCCGTTATAACCCTAGGTGGATACCAAACGTTGACCTTGAACGACAACAAAGACAGGGGCGTTGAATTCAAATACTTTAACGGCTCCTCTAAAGTAGGCTTCTTTGGATATGACAATGATACAGGTAACCTTGTGTATCTCTTGGATGCAACTAATAACGGAGAAGTCTTCAGTGGAACGTATGGCAACATCCGCGCGAATAGTTTCGTAGGCGATACCTTTATTTCAAGCTCAACTGGTGTTGTAGCAAATTTCAATGCGGACCTGCTTGACGGACAACATGGGAGTTACTACAATGATTGGACCAACCTGACGAACAAACCAAATTTTGTCAACACCTTCAATGGACGTACGGGAGATGTCTCTTTGAATGCCACCGATATCAATACTGCTTTGACGTATATTCCTTTAAATGCTGCTACATATACGGCATCCGATGTGTTAAACAAACTGATAACGGTGGACGGGAGCGGTTCCCAATTAGATGCTGATTATTTGGACGGTTACGACGGTTCGTTTTATAGGAACGCAACGAACATCAATAGCGGTATCTTGAGCGTGACGTATGGTGGCATTGGCGTCAACAATTTATCCACAAACAAACTCCTCATAGGTAACGCCACAAACGGTATCCTGTCGCCGAATGAGTTGACGTGGGTGAATGGTCAGTTGGACATATCCGGCAACTTGAAAGCAAATGATATTGACTTTTATGGTAACCTTTATAAAAACGGTTCTCTCTACATCAGCTCGCAATGGATTGATGGCAGTAATAATGAGCTATACTACAACCTGGGCAACGTAGGTATTAACACAACCAATCCGACCCAAACGTTGGACATAAGCGGGACCATGATCGTGAACAACTTTATTGTGAGGGATGAATGGTTCATCGCCAATGACACCCCATTTACTCGGACCAGGTTACAAGTGCAACCCATACATAAAACATTTATTGTGCCCACAAATAATGTTACAACCTTTGATGTATCAATGAATGGACGCTTTACATTAGGACATCCGTCGGATGTTTACGTTTTTGTGGATGGCGTTAAATTGGGCTACTATGATGCGAGCAACAACGATTATACGGTGACGATGAATATTCAGAGCACATATGTGACCTTCACAATTGTGTTGAAACAAGCGGTAAACGTAAACAATATTGTTGACATCGATATCTATCCGAAATTCCTAACAGATGATGCCACTAAGGAGCCGGGATACGTCTACCAAGTCATTAACAGTCCATGGGATATATCCGGCAACGTTACGTATTACAATGCTGGCAACGTCGGAATCGGGTCTTCAAATGCATCCGCCCAACTGGATGTGTCAGGGAATGTGTATGTATCCGGTATACTTACTGCCGCTAACATCTTCTCACCACAATTTATCAGTAGCTCTGTTTCAGGCGCTCCGTTTGTTGTTGCGTCAACGGGTTTGGTCAGTAACCTAAATGCGGACTTGTTAGACAGTCAAGAAGGTTCCTTTTATAGAAATGCGAGCAACATTAACAGCGGTATTTTGAGCGTGACGTATGGTGGCATCGGTGTTAACAACTTGTCTACGAACAAACTCTTGATAGGTAACGCCACAAACGGTATCCTGTCGCCGAATGAGTTGACATGGGTGAACAGTCAATTGGACATCTCCGGCAACTTGAAGGCTAACGACATCGACTTTTATGGTAACCTCTATCAAAATGGTTCGCTCTACATATCCTCTCAATGGACTTCCCTAGGGAGCAAATTGTATTATAACAGCGGTTATGTGGGGATTGGTACAAATAACCCTCAAGAGGCATTAGACGTATCCGGTAATATCAAAGTAAAGGGTCACATCCTACCCACCGATAACGTAGCCTATGATTTGGGGTCATCTTCCAAACGGTTTAGGGATTTATATTTGAGTGGTTCCACTATAGACATATCTGGAGCTCTAATAAAACTTGATGCATCCAACAATGGGATCCGTTTTGTTGATTCTGCAAATAACCCGATTGTAACCAGCATGAAGGATGTCATAACGAGCGGCAACGTTACGGTCGGCGGAGATTTGACTGTTAACGGTTCCTTCACTACCGTCAACACCGATACGGTGACCATAAAAGATCCCATTATAACCCTAGGCGGATATCAAACGTTGACCCTTAACGACAACAAAGATAGGGGTGTGGAATTCAGGTACTTTGACGGTTCCTCCAAAGTGGGGTTCTTTGGGTACGACAATGATACAGGCAACCTAGTGTATCTCTTGGATGCATCCAATAATAACGAAGTGTTCAGTGGGACGTATGGTAACATCCGCGCGAATGCATTCATAGGCGAATCGTTCAGCGTGACATCAAGTGGCTTCGTATCCAACCTGAATGCGGATCTATTAGACGGACAACATGGGAGTTACTACAATGATTGGACAAACCTGACGAACAAACCCAATCTGGTCAACACGTTTAATGGCAGAGTTGGAGATGTGTCTTTGAACGCCACCGATATCAGTACTGCTTTGACATATGTTCCTCTAAATGCGGCGACATATACGGCATCCGATGTGCTGAATAAACTGATCACGGTGGACGGCAGCGGATCCCAATTGGACGCCGATTATTTAGATGGTTATGACGGTACCTTTTATAGGAATGCAACGAACATAAATAGCGGTGTCTTGAGCGTGACGTATGGTGGCATTGGTGTCAATAATTTATCCACAAACAAGCTCCTCATAGGTAACGCTACAAGCGGCATTCTGTCGCCGAATGAGTTAACATGGGTGAATGGTCAATTGGACATATCGGGCAACTTGAAGGCCAATGACATTGACTTTTATGGTAATCTGTATCAAAACGGCTCCCTTTACATTAGCTCTCAATGGACATCTCTAGGTAGCGAACTGTACTATAACCTTGGTAATGTGGGCATCAACACATCTAATCCGACACAAACGTTAGATATAAGTGGCACCATGATAGTGAACAACTTTATTGTTCGGGATGAATGGTTCATTGCAAATGACACTCCTTACATACGAACTCAATTACAAGTAAATGGAATTTCAAACACATTCGTGATAACAGACGCATCTGAAAACAGCTTTGATATATCCATGAATGGAAGGTATAGATTGGATAATCCTTCTAATGTTCACGTTCATGTGGACGGCATCAAATTGGGTTATTATGACGCTAGCAACAACGATTATACAGTAACGACCAACTACCAAACGGAAAATACATACTTTACGATTGTATTAACTGAACCGGTCATTACCGGAAATGTGGTCGACATAGTGGTATATCCTCGTTTTTTGACAGAGGATGCAACCAAGGAGCCGGGATACGTCTACCAAGTCATTAACAGTCCATGGGATATCTCCAATAATGTTACGTATTATAATGACGGTAACGTTGGTATTGGTTCATTAAATCCTTCAAGTCAATTAGATGTATCCGGAAACGTGTTCATTTCAGGAATACTTACCGCGGCCAACATCTCAGGTAACACTTCTACAGCCTCCCAATTAGCGGTCGCGCGGAAGATTGCCCTACAAGGGGATGTCTCTGGTAACGTGTTATTTAGTGGTGCCGCAGATGTTACTATAACCACAACGATCCAACCCAATTCCGTCGAATTAGGGGTGGACACTTTTGGGAACTATGTTTCAAACATATCCTCAGGGACCGACATCAGCGTGTCCGGATCCGGTACCGAAAACGCGACCGTTACGGTTAACAACACATCCACCCTCCAAAGCGTCACCGCCAGAGGAAACACCACTACAAACTCTATATCCTCACCACAATTCATCAGTAGCTCTGTATCAGGCGCTCCTTTTGTTGTGTCGTCGACGGGTTTAGTAAGTAACTTGAATGTGGACTTGTTAGACGGTCAAGACGGATCCTTTTACAGAAATGCAACCAACATTAACAGCGGTATTTTGAGTGTGACGTATGGTGGTATTGGTGTTAACAACTTGTCTACGAACAAACTCCTTATAGGTAACGCCACGAATGGTATCTTGTCACCGAATGAGTTGACGTGGGTAAACAATCAGTTGGACATCTCCGGCAACTTGAAGGCTAATGACATCGACTTTTATGGCAACCTCTATCAAAATGGTTCCCTTTACATTAGTTCTCAATGGACTTCTTTAGGAAGCGAACTGTATTATAACATCGGTTATGTTGGAATCGGTACGAACGACCCTCAAGAGGTATTAGACGTATCCGGTAACATTAAAATAAAAGGTCACATCCTACCCGCCGATAACGTTGCCTATGACTTGGGGTCATCTTCCAAACGGTTTAGGGATCTATATTTGAGCGGTTCCACTATAGACATATCTGGAGCTCTAATAAAACTGGATGTGTCCAATAATGGGATCCGTTTTGTTGATTCTGCAAATAACCCCATCATTACTAGCATGAAAGATGTCATAACGAGCGGCAACGTTACGGTCGGTGGAGATTTGACTGTTAACGGTTCTTTTACCACCGTCAACACCGATACGGTAACCATTAAGGACCCTATCATAACCCTAGGTGGATATCAAACGTTGACCTTTAACGACAACAAAGATAGGGGTGTGGAATTCAGGTACTTTGATGGTTCATCTAAAGTGGGTTTCTTTGGGTACGACAATGATACAGGCAACCTAGTGTATCTCTTGGATGCATCCAATAATAACGAAGTGTTCAGTGGGACGTATGGTAACATCCGCGCGAATGCTTTCATAGGCGAATCGTTTAGCGTGACGTCCAGTGGCTTCGTATCCAACCTGAATGCAGATTTGCTAGACGGTCAACATGGGAGTTACTACAATGATTGGACAAACCTGACGAACAAACCCAATTTAGTTAACACTTTTAATGGACGTACGGGGGATGTTTCTTTAAATGCGACCGATATCAGTACTGCTTTGACATATGTTCCTCTAAATGCGGCGACATATACGGCATCCGATGTGCTGAATAAACTGATAACGGTGGACGGGAGCGGATCCCAATTGGATGCCGATTATTTAGATGGGTATGACGGTACCTTTTATAGGAACGCAACGAACATAAATAGCGGTGTCTTGAGCGTAACGTATGGTGGCATTGGTGTGAATAATTTATCCACGAACAAACTCCTAATAGGTAATGCCACCAACGGCATCCTGTCGCCGAATGAGTTAACATGGGTGAATGGTCAGTTAGACATATCCGGAAACTTGAAGGCCAATGACATTGACTTTTATGGAAATCTGTATCAAAACGGTTCCCTCTATATATCATCTCAATGGACTGACGGGAGCGATAATAAACTGTATTACAACCTGGGCAACGTAGGTATTAACACATCCAATCCAACCCAAACGTTGGACATAAGCGGGACCATGATAGTGAATAACTTTATCGTAAGAGACGAATGGTTCATCGCCAATGACACCCCATTTACTCGGACCAGGTTACAAGTTCAACCCATCCACAAAACCTTTATCATATCCACAAATAACGTTACTACCTTTGATGTGTCAATGAATGGACGGTTCACATTGGGACATCCGTCCGATGTTTACGTTTTTGTGGATGGCGTAAAGCTGGGCTATTATGATGCAAGCAACAATGATTATACGGTGACGACGAATATTCAAAGCACATATGTGACTTTCACAATTGTGTTAAAACAAGCGGTCAACGTGAACAACATTGTCGATATTGACATTTATCCCAAGTTTTTAAGTGAAGATGCAACCAAGGAGCCAGGTTACGTCTACCAGGTTATTAACAGTCCATGGGATGTTTCCGGCAACGTTACGTATTACAATGACGGTAGCGTCGGAATAGGATCTTTGAATCCTTCAACTCAATTAGATGTTTCAGGAAATGTGTTTGTATCGGGTATCCTCACGGCGGCTAACATATCCGGCAACACTTCCACAGCCTCCCAATTAGCGGTCGCGCGGAAGATCGCCCTACAAGGGGATGTCTCTGGTAACGTGTTATTTAGTGGTGCCGCAGATGTTACTATAACCACAACGATTCAACCCAATTCCGTTGAATTAGGGGTGGACACTTTTGGGAACTATGTTTCAAACATATCCTCAGGGACCGACATCAGCGTGTCCGGATCCGGTACCGAAAACGCAACCGTTACGGTTAACAACACATCCACCCTCCAAAGCGTCACCGCCAGAGGAAACACCACTACAAACTCTATATCCTCACCACAATTCATCAGTAGCTCTGTATCAGGCGCTCCTTTTGTTGTGTCGTCGACGGGTTTAGTAAGTAACTTGAATGCGGACTTGTTAGACGGTCAAGACGGATCCTTTTACAGAAATGCAACCAACATTAACAGCGGTATTTTGAGTGTGACGTATGGTGGTATTGGTGTTAACAACTTGTCTACGAACAAACTATTGATAGGTAACGCCACGAACGGTATCTTGTCACCGAATGAATTAACATGGCTAAACAATCAATTGGACATATCCGGCAACTTGAAGGCTAACGACATCGACTTTTATGGCAACCTCTATCAAAACGGTTCCCTTTATATTAGTTCGCAATGGACTTCTTTAGGGAGCAAACTCTATTACAACAATGGATACGTGGGAATCGGTACGAACGACCCTCAAGAGGTATTAGACGTATCCGGTAACATTAAAATAAAAGGTCACATCCTACCCGCCGATAACGTGGCCTATGATTTGGGGTCATCTTCCAAACGGTTTAGGGATCTATATTTGAGCGGTTCCACTATAGACATATCTGGAGCTCTAATAAAACTGGATGCGTCCAATAATGGGATCCGTTTTGTTGATTCTGCAAATAACCCGATTGTTACTAGTATGAAGGATGTTGTGACAAGCGGCAACGTTACGGTCGGCGGAGACTTGACCGTCAACGGTACCTTCACTACCGTCAACACTGATACGGTAACCATTAAGGACCCTATCATAACCCTAGGCGGATATCAAACGTTGACCTTTAACGACAACAAAGATAGGGGTGTGGAATTCAGGTACTTTGACGGCTCATCTAAAGTGGGTTTCTTCGGATACGACAATGATACAGGCAACCTAGTGTATCTCTTGGATGCATCCAATAACAACGAAGTGTTCAGTGGAACGTATGGTAATATTCGCGCGAATGCATTCATAGGCGAGTCGTTCAGCGTGACATCAAGTGGTGTCGTATCCAACCTGAATGCGGATTTTCTAGACGGACAACATGGGAGTTACTACAATGATTGGACCAACCTGACGAACAAACCCAATTTGGTGAATACCTTTAATGGTAGAGTTGGAGATGTTTCTTTAAATGCGACCGATATAAGTACTGCTTTAATGTATGTTCCATTAGATGCTACCACATATACGGCATCCGATGTCTTGAACAAACTGAAAACGGTAGATGGAAGCGGATCCCAATTAGATGCCGACTATTTGGACGGTTACGATGGATCTTATTATAAGAATATTGATAATGTCAATAGCGGTGTCTTGAGCGTGATGTACGGTGGAACGGGTAATAATGTATTAAATGAAGGAAAACTGTTGGTGGGCAACGGCACAAATCCTGTGCTGTCCCCCACTGATTTGACTTGGGATGGAACAAGGTTGGGAATCGGTACGGACACACCCCAATCCCGGCTACATTTCATGGATACCTTATTGCAAGAAACAGGTAATATCAAGTTTTATATGAAACAATACGGCGATGTGTTTTACAATCAAGGAAACGGGAAATATATTGGGTACCGGTTGCTGTGGGATACTGTTGGGAGCCGAAAAAAAGAAATAAAGATCAAAGGCAGTGGACACATTACGGGAGCGGTCATAGGGTTCATCAGGTTCGAGGTGTTGATAGACACGTTGGATGACGGGGTGTTGAAGCCGGGAAAATTTCAGGAACTCGAGTGTTACGCTAGACAAGCCTCCAATATCAATAACTTGGTGTATTCCATATCTCGATACAGCGATAAGGGGGTGGATGTGAGGGTGGTGTGGGATAACCTCACGACGGACGCGCATGCAACCCTACAATTGGAGGTCATATCTCCTTTGGGGTACGTATCATTTTTGGAAATACATAATTAAGAAAAATCTTTTTCAGCTATAATAATAAGATGTTGTATACTAGATACGGCGATGAAATATTTATAGACACCTCTGGAAATATCGGTCTAGGTAGAAACAATTTCGTCCCTTTATATTCATTGGATGTATCCGGTAGCGTTTTTGCATCAAATCAGTTAATATCAGGTGTAACGGCACAATCACCCTTAATCGTATCCAGTTCCCAAAAAGTTGTCAATCTTAACGTAGATTATTTAAACGGACTGAATAGTTCGTATTATTTAAATGCATCAAATCTTAATGATGGTGTTGTAGGTGTTTCGTATGGTGGGATTGGTACGAGTACCTTGTCGAGTACCCGGTTGTTGGTCGGGAATGGTACCAATCCGGTGTTATCGCCTACGGCCCTAACATGGAACAGCGATCAGTTGGATGTGTCCGGTAACATCCGCACCAATGACATCAACATCATTGGTAACATTTACAAAAATGGTCAGCTATACGAAGCGGCTTCGCAATGGAGCACCAACAATGATCAAATATACTACAGTTCCGGAAACGTGGGTATTGGCACCAGCAACCCTAGCCGAACATTGGATGTGAGCGGTGATATGATCGTTAATAATTTCACCGTACGTGATTCCTGGTTCATCGCTGAAGACACGTACTCTGTCCGGAATCAACTTCAGCTGCAACCCATATTGAGACTGTTTTATTTATCCACCCCACAGTCCACCTTTGATGTGTCTCTCAATGGATACTATGATATCTTGCCCAATAATGTTGGACTTTATCTGAATGGCACGAAGTTATTGTACTATGATGACAACAACAAAGAATACGATATCAGTGTCAACCACATAGATATATCCCATACGGCCATCACCATAAACGTAGATACGCAGACACAAGCCGGTGATATTTTAGATGTCACCATATATCCTACGTTCCCAAACACGGTCGGTACCCGTTATCCCGGGTATGTCTATCAGGTTTTTAACCAGATCTTTAACAATGCGAGTGGCATAGGTACTGCGTACACTTTAGCGAATGTTGGCATAGGAACTAATCAACCACTTCAACAGTTAGACGTATCGGGAAACGCATCAGTAAGTGGAACATTGTACGCTGGAAATGTCGACTTTTCCGGCAACCTCTATCAAAACGGTTCCCTCTACATTAGTTCTCAATGGACTTCTTTAGGGAGCAAACTCTATTACAACAATGGATACGTTGGCATCGGTACGAACGACCCTCAAGAGATGTTAGATGTATCCGGGAATATCAAAATTAGAGGCGACATCCTACCAGCTGATAACGTCGCCTATGATTTGGGATCATCTTCAAACCGGTTTAGGGATATATATTTAAGCGGTTCTACTATAGACATATCTGGAGCTCTGATAAAATTGGATGCATCCAATAATGGACTCCGTTTTGTTGATTCTGCAAATAACCCGATTGTAACCAGCATGAAGGATGTCGTAACAAGCGGCAACGTTACGGTCGGCGGCGACTTGACCATTAACGGTACCTTCACCACCGTCAACACCGATACGGTTACCGTCAAGGACCCAATTATTACACTTGGCGGATATCAAACGTTGACCTTTAACGACAACAAAGACAGAGGTGTTGAATTCAGGTATTTTGACGGTTCCTCCAAGATAGGCTTCTTTGGCTATGACAACGCCACGGGCAACTTGATATATATGTTGGATGCGTCTAATAACGGGGAAGTGTTTAGTGGGACATATGGTAACATCCGCGCAAATGCTTTCATAGGCGAATCGTTCAGCGTGACGTCGAGTGGATTCGTATCCAACCTGAATGCGGATTTGCTAGACGGACAACATGGGAGTTACTACAATGATTGGACCAACCTGACGAACAAACCCAATCTTGTAAACACCTTTAATGGCAGAGTTGGAGATGTTTCTCTAAATGCGACCGATATCAGTACGGCTTTAACATACGTGCCTCTGAATGCGACGACATATACGGCATCAGACATACTAAACAAATTAATCACAGTAGATGGAAGTGGATCGCAATTGGATGCCGACTATTTAGATGGGTATGACGGTACCTTTTATAGAAATGCTACAAACATCAATAGTGGTGTGTTAAGCGTCACGTATGGCGGTATTGGTGTCAATAATTTATCCACGAACAAACTCTTGATCGGTAACGCCACGAACGGTATCCTGTCGCCGAACGAGTTGACGTGGGCGAATGGTCAGTTAGACATCTCCGGCAACTTGAAAGCTAATGATATCGATTTTTATGGTAACCTTTATAAAAACGGCTCTCTCTACATCAGTTCACAATGGACTGACGGGAGCAACAATAAACTGTACTACAATCTGGGCAACGTAGGCATTAACACGTCCAATCCAACGCAGACATTGGATGTCAGCGGCACCATGATCGTGAACAACTTTATCGTGAGGGACGAATGGTTCATTGCCAACGATACCCCCTTTACCCGGACCAAGTTGCAGATACAACCGATAACGAAAACATTTTTGATATCATCAAACATACAAAGCGTGTTTGACATTTCTATGAACGGTCGTTTCGTGTTGTCCAGTCCAAAGGATGTCCATGTTTTTGTGGATGGCGTAAAATTGGGATATATAGATGCCAGCAACAACGATTATACAGTGAGTACAAACACATCAACAACGTACACCCAATTCACAATCACTCTGATTGCTCATGTAAATACGAACAATGTGGTCGACATAGTTGTGTACCCACGTTTCCTGACAGAGGATGCCACCAAGGAACCCGGATACGTTTACCAAGTCATTAACAGTCCCTGGGATGTCTCGGGTGGTGTCGTGTATTACAATGATGGTAATGTAGGTATCGGTTCTCTCAATCCATCAACCAAATTAGATGTATCGGGGAACGCTCTTATTAATGGAACGTTGTACGCTGAAAACATTGACTTTTCGGCTAACCTTTATCAAAACGGTTCCCTGTACATTAGTTCTCAATGGACCAGCTCTGGGAGCAAACTGTATTACAGTGACGGCCACGTTGGCATCGGTACGAACGACCCTCAAGAGGCATTAGACGTATCCGGAAATATCAAAATTAAAGGTAATATCTTACCCGCTGATAACGTAGCCTATGATTTGGGTTCTTCTTCGACAAGATTCCGGGATCTGTATTTGAGCGGTTCCACTATAGACATATCAGGAGCTCTAATAAAACTGGATGCATCCAACAATGGGATCCGTTTTGTTGATTCTGCAAATAACCCGATTATAACCAGCATGAAGGATGTCGTGACAAGCGGCAACGTGACAATCGGCGGAGACTTGACCGTCAACGGTACCTTCACCACCGTCAACACCGATACGGTTACCGTCAAGGACCCTATTATAACCCTCGGCGGATATCAAACGTTGACCATCAATGACAACAAAGATAGGGGTGTTGAATTCAGATATTTTAACGGCTCCTCCAAGATAGGCTTCTTTGGCTATGATAACAATACAGGCAACCTAGTATATCTATTAGATGCGTCTAACAACAACGAAGTATTCAGTGGAACGTATGGTAACATCCGCGCGAATGCTTTCATAGGCGAGTCATTCAGCGTAACGTCGAGCGGCTTCGTATCCAACCTGAATGCGGATTTGCTAGACGGACAACATGGGAGTTACTACAATGATTGGACCAACCTGACGAACAAGCCCAATCTGGTTAACACGTTTAATGGCAGAGTCGGAGATGTCTCTTTGAACGCCACGGATATCAGTACGGCTTTAACATACGTGCCTCTAAATGCTGCTACGTATACGGCATCCGATGTATTGACCAAACTGATAACGGTGGACGGTAGCGGATCCCAATTGGACGCCGACTATTTAGATGGATACGATGGATCTTATTATAGGAATGTCAATAATGTGAATAGCGGTACTTTAAGCGTGACCTACGGTGGAACGGGCAATAATGCTTTAAATACGGGAAAACTTTTGATGGGTGCTGGGACAAATCCGGTTGTATCGCTTTCAAACTTGGGCTGGGACGCGAGTAACAATCGGTTGGATGTATCGGGCAACATCGCCGTCAATGGCGATATTAGCGTCAATAACATTAGTTTTAGTGGTAATTTGTATCAGAACGGGGTATTGTTTGTAGGGGGTGGAGCTGGACAGTGGAGTGATGGTAGTGACAATACCATCTATTACAATGATGGTAACGTAGGTATTGGAACTACTAATCCAACTCAAACATTGGACATAAGTGGAGACATGATTGTGAATAACTTCACAGTACGCAATCAGTGGTTCATCGCTCAAGATACCGCTTATACCCGTACGCAACTCCAAATCAAGCCCATCAACAAGACGTTTGTCATAGACACGAATGGACGTACCAACTTTGACATTTCCATGAACGGACGCTATCAATTGGACAACCCGCAGAGCATACATGTGTACGTGGATGGCGTTAAGTTAGGATACTATGATGTCAGCAAGAACGATTACACCGTGAGTGTCAACCTGCAATCTACCTACACGCAGTTTTATATATACTTGAACAGAGCGGTCAATATAGGAAACGTGGTGGAGATTTTCGTGTATCCCAAGTTTTTGACAGATGATGCAACTAAAGAGCCGGGTTATGTGTATCAGGCCATTAACAGCCCGTGGGACATATCCAACAATCACACGTATTATTATACGGGTAACGTTGGCATAGGCACCACCTGGCCGTTGGCCAATTTGGATGTGTCGGGGTCGTTCATGTTGAGGGGAAATTTCATTGATGCCAGTGAGAACGTCAAACTGTATTCCATTGTGAGCCACCAATCACACACGCCAATGCTAACGGCATCCATCCTATCACCTGACTACACCACCTCGGTGTCCAGTTTCCGCTACGTCAAGAATGGGTTCAAGGTGGATGCCGAGTTCGTCCTGGAATACAATCTGACGTATCAGGGGAGCGGCACTTATTACATCAATTTGCCCTATAATTTAGGTAATCAAGTAACATCGACGCTGATTGGTTCTGGTGTGTATACCGTCAACGGGTACAATTACATGGTGTCGTATTATGTAGATAATAACAACAACCTGATGTATGCCAAGATGACGGATGATGTGGTGTCGAGCTCTCATCCACACATTAATGCTGTCGGGACGGTGGTTCGGTTCGCGGGATCCATCAAATATGAAACGCCAAATGTGTCGCTCGCTATTCCCGAATCCAGGTTCCCCGTTGTCTTGGACGCATCGGGCAACATGTACATCAACAACAAACTGAGGTATCTGTCTTCGCTCACCCTCAATTGGGTATCTTATATACCATCTATTATAGCCACTTCCAATCCGAACTTTGGCGGTACAATCAGTAGTAAATATGTTCAATTGGGAAAGACGACAATGTATCAGGGTATTATAGATCCGAGTAGTAATGGCTTCGATGGTGGGAGCGGTGTGTATTATTTCAGGTTGCCCTTTTTAGCGACGGTGATGAGTTCCCGCGACACGATCATTGGAACGGCGACTATAAAGGATTCTGACACTGGTATGACATTCACGATGAACTGCGTGGTGTATGCATACGATCCGAATTATTTTTATATGGTGGGCACGGGTGTGTCGAATGGGAAGTTTAGTGACACGTACCCCAAGAACCCGATAACATCTTCTGTAACGGTATCCTGGTATATTACTTATGAGACCGCCATCGCCCCCTACGATGTTCACGTCGATCAATCACAGTTTTTATATTTAGATAATAGCAATAATTTGGTGTTGACGAAGGACGTGTACGATGTGAACGGCAATTTGAAACTACTGTCGACGGATGTTCCAAGACAGGACCACACGCCCTTCATCAAAGGCTCCATAGCCGATCCCACGGTCTTGACTGCACCTGGGGGGTTGTTCAATATGAGATACATGAGGATGTACAACACGGTGATGGCGGATTTCACGCTACAGTACGAGGTGGCGATGGCGGGAAGCGGGAACTATCAGTTCACCTTGCCATTAACACCGAATACTGTCAATGTCGATTCACCGCTGATAGGAACGGGCATGTTGACCATTACAACACCTATGGTTTATCGTTATACGGTCAATTACATGATCGATGTCTCGGGTCATGTGGTGACCATGTTGCCCGACACCACAATGTACTTCACAGACAGTCACCCTTATGCATTACAGCCCGGACATATTGTCAAATTGCAAGGCATGATATCCTATGAGACGACTCAAACAAATATTATTTTACCAACGGGCACCAATTATGCTTTATCGATGGATGTGTCGGGGAATATTCTATTGAACAACCAAAAAAAATACTTATCGGGATATAATTTCAATTGGATGACCTACACACCGAGTATAAGTGCCACATCGAGTCTCACCTTGGGGACGGGAGCAAGTGTAGTAGGAAGGTACACTCAGATAGGCAAGAGCGTTACTTATCAAGGGAATGTGGTCTTTGGCACCGGGTTCAATCCAGGAACGGGAAGTTATTACATATCGTTGCCAATACCGTTTTATCAGTTCACCAACAACGATACGGCCATTGGTACCGCATATGTGGTTGATTCGGATACCAATACAACGTATTCAATGACGTGTAATGTTCAAGGGAGTAACAATCAGCGGTTCTACATCACGGGCGGCAGCGTGAACCAGGGCGTACTGGGCGCCAACTTCCCGAGAACGCCACTTACCAACAGCATTCGATTTAGTTGGTTCATCATGTACGAAGGCGCGACCAGTCCCTACGAGGTTCCCGTCGCCAGTCCAACGAGCGAGATTATTTACACGGACGGTTATGGTAACCTGGGTATAGGAACTAATATACTTGATAAGAAACTGGTGGTGAACGGCGACGTCACCTTTGGGAAAGGTCTGCTGAATGGTTCCAGTACGAGCGCGGGCGGCGGCACCTTTCACAAACAACAATCGTGGGACAACCCGGGGACCACTCACACGATAACCTATCCGGCGTACTGCATAGGGGGGAACAGCGCGGGTACACTGATGATCCAAGTCAGTAATAAGAATACAACGACTCCAAAAGTAGGAAACGCGGTGATATCGTTTATCAAATCCGCGAACGACAACGTGGATCTGTTTATAACGAGCACCCACACCAATCCCACTTTGATAACGTTGACCATAACCGCAAGTGGGAACAATGTCATCGTGACGACCGACAGCGATTGCCGCATAGCCTGGACGAGCATCGGTGCATTTTAGAGAAAAATAATAATCAGATATAATAAGTATATCTAATTATGGTCAAGTCAATGGGTGAGATGATCTTCATGGACAATAGCGGGAACACCCATTTGGATTTGGATGGCCTGATCATCCAGAAAGATCCGAGTGGGGGAGCTATAGACTACAGTGTCATCAAGAACAAACCGGTGATTCGGGAAGCGGACTTGAAGGTACAAGTACCAGTTGGTACAATCTTACCATATGTAGGGAATGATTATATAGAAGACACGACGTTTGTCAAAGCGGGAACAATTGTAAATAGGAATGATTACATCGAATTGGCAAACACAATAGGAATACCCAAAAGCCAGACTACTTTTACGATTCCATATGCACCAAGCGATTGGAACAGTATAGTAAATAATCCCTTTACAAACAATAATAGTGTGTTATCAACAAACAGTTTATGGACGTCTACATTAACCGTTAATAACACCACTAATGAAACTGCCTTAACGGTGAACCAAGCCAGCAATGGAGATGTGGTTGATTTTAGGTATCGTGATTACAGTATTTTAAAGATAGCAGACGGAGGTAACGTCGGAATAGGGAGTAATTTAGATGTTACCGGTAACATATCGGGTAACCAGATAACCGGAAATACAATGTATACAAATAACTTGAGTATAAAGGATACGTCCGGAACTATACTAGTTCCATCTAATACAAGATTAGGAGGCTTTAGTGTGGGTGCTTTTTATGCGCCCTATAGTGTCGTCCAAATACGGAACATATCGACGATGCCAACGAGTCATCTAAGCACGATAGTCACTACCTTTCAATATGCCCCGTTAATAAGCAGTATTACACCAGTTTTCACCAACAGTAGAATCAAAGTTGAATTTTTCTCAACTATGGCATTGGGTTCACAAGGTAGCTGGATGGTTTTAGTATTAGAAAGATGTATCGCAGGTGGAGCATTTGTAGATTTAACGCCATTTTCAAATGCTGGTACAAGATATTATTATGGATGGGGATATTATTCATCTTCTTGGGGACCATTGAATTATACGTATTATGATACTCCCAATACCACTAATGTAGTAACTTATAGAGTTAAATATAGGAATGCAAATACTGCAGCTACAAATTACCTAGTTCATCAGCATATGGAGTACGGATGGACGTTGACCGAAATTAAGCAACCATCCTAATTAATATATGGAGTATCATTATAATGTCGAATTATATAGGTATAGAATCCAATCCATCTTTAACAACATCGTCTGATTATTGGACTCTTACTAATACCAATTTAATATATAATACTGGGAATGTTGGCATCGGTGTTCCCTATCCCCGGGCTGCCTTGCATATAGATGGAAATGCGTCTATTGGGTATAACAATACTCCACAACCAAATAGTTTGATTATAGCTGGGAATATCGGAATTGGGACGAACAACCCACAAGATAAACTCCATGTGAATGGCGGTAGTATGATAGTATCCGGAAATGTCAAGATATTGGACACATTCCAACTATCAAGTAATCTAATACAAAATACTACAGGAGGATTACAATTGCCCGGGATAACTATGTTAAGCAATGGAAATGTTGGTATAGGAACAAGCAATCCTCAAGTGACATTAGATGTGAGTGGCACATGCTTTGCTCGAGGACATGTCATTCAAACGGTGACGGTTCAAGATACGACACATAGTGTTATTTCTATACCTATTAATACATTAGTCACTATAAGTACATTAAATTTAGTGATAACACCAAAAAAAGCCAACAGTACGATTGTATTACAATGGATGGTAAATGGAGAAGTTGCTGAAAATACAATTTTTGTTGTGATGAGGAATGGTTCTGCAATAGGTCTAAATACAGATGGTGGAAGTGCTATTTGGAGTGGTACCGCGTCAGCTGCATGGGATAACAATCTAGCATCCACTCCATCTAATTATTATATTTCGTGGATAGATACTCCAAATACAACTTCTGCCACTACATACAGTTTAGGTATAAAAGATACTAACACGTCAGCTGCATATACATTGTATTTGAATCGAACATTAGATACACCCCTTCAAGATTTCCGCGAGAGTTTAATCAGTTGTGGCGTTGCTTGGGAAGTTTGTAATTAATTTTATCTATTGGATTACTATATATGAAATATACATATGATCGTGCCTTATGTGCTTTATATCCCTCCCTAATATGGAGTATGCGGGACACCAATGACATAACAACCCTACAGATCCAAAATGGTGATATCTCAGAAATTGATGTATCTGCTTTAGATGCTTGGGTAACGGCGAAGAATGCAGAAGAACCCATGAGGTTGTTACGGATAGAACGGAATAAAAGATTGACAGAATGCGATTGGGTCGCAATAAAGGCGTTTACACAGGGCACAACAATATCACCAGAATGGGTGACTTACTTGCAAGCATTAAGAGATTTACCTCAAAACAGTACTCCAACATTACTACCTAATGGACAACTAGATATGACCTCCATAACGTTTCCATCCAAACCCGAATAATAATTTAAACATCTAATATAAGATGTTCCGTATCAAAGCCAATACAGATGTATCTTTAAACATAACCTCTCAATTATGGACAAAGAGTAATTCTAATTTAATATATGATAATGGAAATATAGGAATTGGTACCAATGTACCCATGAACAGGTTACATATTGTGGGAAGTTGTGGGATAGGTACAGAATTCTCGACATCAAACATACAATCCAATAGCTTGGTTGTAAGTGGGAATGTGGGTATCGGGACGTATTATACGAATAGCAAATTAGATGTGTCAGGTAATATCCTTATAACAGATACGAATCCAGGTCTAATCATAGGTGATAAATTAAACATAACAAGTAGCACAATTAAGAACGAATTATTTAGCTTACAATTACAAAACACAACGATATCGTCCACAGGGAATGTGGGTATAGGAACAAATAATCCTAGAACCTTATTAGATGTATCGGGAAGTATGTATGCTCCAGGGCATGTCGTACAGGTGCAAACGGTACAGACCAGCGTACAAAATACATATGCCGCTGCAACGGGTAATGTTTTAACAATTGTAACACCATTGAACATAGTTATAACACCCAAGAAATCAAACAGTAAGATTATGGTGCAGTGGATGCTCAATGGAGAAATCCATCAAGATACTCTCTTTGTGGTGATGAAGAACAGTACAGCGGTTGGGTTCAATACAACATCGGGTAATGTGTATACGAGTGGCACTGTGGCGGGTTTGTATGACACTAATGAAAATAGTACACCCGGAAACTTTAAAATATTTTGGATTGATAATAATGTTGGCAATACGACACCCCAAACCTACAGTATTGGCGTAAAGAGCACACAATCTGCCGTTGCATATACGCTGTATCTAAACAGGTGTGTTAACAGTGCAGGTGGTGATGAATATGAAGCGTTAGTCAGTAATGGCGTTGCATTTGAGATTGCCACCTGATTTTATTTTAACATATATATATTATATGTTAAAAGCCAAGTCACACAATAACGGTGAATCCGATTATTGGTCTAATCAACAGGTATCATCAAATCAATACAATTTATATTACAACAATGGAAACATTGGGATAGGTACACCGGAGGCATTATCTCTAGTTCATGTGGATGGCAACACAAGTATAAACTATAACAATACGGCACCCAATAACGGGTTAATTTTAGACGGAAATTTAGGTATAGGAACAAATGCTCCGTTATCAAAAGTACATGTTATAGGAGATGTAAAAACTGATTTCATCAAGTTAAATAATACGGATTTGCAGTTATATAAAGATACAAGTAGCAACATGGGTGTCGTACAAACAAGTACAGGAGCCTTGCAATTATACGGAAAAAACAATCAAGGTATCACCATATCGAGCAATGGAAACGTGGGAATAGGGACAAACAATCCACAAGCCAAACTTGATATCAATGGTGATATGTATGCATCGGATCACGTTATTCAGATGATTACCATAGCATATACCAAAAGGGCTATTTATGCTATGAGTAAGGATAATGTAGTTAATGCTATAGATGTATTAAACTTATCTATAAAACCCCAAATGTCTAACAGCAAAATACTATTACAGTGGATGATAAATGGAGAAAGTGTATTTAATGTTGTGTTTGTAGTGCTGAGGGATGGTACTCCGATTGGGTTTAACACTATACATGGTAATGTATACTACAGCGGCATAGCTGCTGGACATTATGACTTTAATGATCAGAGTAGCACGCAGTCAAATTATTACGTATCTTACATAGATACACCAAACACCACATCGACTGTTGTGTACGGTATTGCTATAAAATCAACAGCTACGCTTAACTTAGGAGAGCCGTTTTATTTGAATCGAACAGTTAGAAGTACCGGAGGTGATAACGATGAGAATACGATTAGTAATGGCATCGCTTGGGAAATAGCGGTTTAATATAATTATAAATGACCTTATCGATTATAATTATATGGTATATAATTATAAATGACCTCATTAGTGAATCGTTTGATATTCAATTCCGTGGGCATAGGCAGTACACCATCTAACATCAACTATGTTGCAGGCAACTTGGATGTGTCATCTAATGCAACCATTGGAGGAAATGTTGGGATAGGCACAGGTTATAAACAATATTCATCATTTAACAGTAGGGTGTTAGCACCGGCTGCAACAGGAACCATCAATGGGGTGAACATAACGGCATTGAACAATAGAATGAGAGCGAGCTATGCCACAGCTGTAAATTGTATAAGTACATGGACAAATAGAAACGTCGGATCCAATACATGGTATAGTATATGTTGGGCGGCAGAATTAGGTATATTTTGCGCAATTGCGCCTAGTAGCAGCAACCTCATCATGACCAGTCCGGATGGCATCAATTGGACAACCCGGGCATCTGTTGACGAGACAGCTGACTGGACGGGTGTGTGTTGGGCAGCAGAATTAGGGCTGTTTGTGGCAGTCTCACCTTTTGGTACCTATAGAATTATGACGAGTCCGGATGGTGTCACATGGACCGCACGCAGTGTTCCTTTGGTCCAACGTTGGCATTCGGTGTGTTGGTCTCCTCAGGTGGGGAGGTTTGTGGTAACGGCCGATAATAACAGTCAGAACGTGCTGATTAGTTCTGATGGCATCAATTGGACGAGCGTATCGACCGGGACCGTTTTTGCAAACGCTCAGTGGATCACAGGTATATGTTGGGCGGCCGAGCTTGGGTTGTTTGTGGTGGTCGGAAATAACTACATACAGAACGGGCCACGTATCATGACCAGTCCAGACGGCATCAACTGGACGCCCCAGTACTTAAACTACATGAACCAATACACCTCTGTCTGTTGGTCTCCCGAATTAGGATTACTGGTCGCGGTGGCGGGTTCGCATAACATAGATGGATCTGCAAATCGGATAGCAACGAGTCCGGATGGCATAAATTGGACATTACGAAGCTCTCCGTTAACGGGCGGTGTCGATGATCCCTGGTCATCCGTTTGTTGGTCGGCCGAATTAAGTCTATTTGTTGCAGTGTCACAGACACAGCGCATCATGTACAGTTTTGATGGTGTAACATGGAATGTGAAAACCGTCCCGGAAGGCAACGCATGGAGGAGTATATGTTGGTCGCCCGAGTTGTCTATTTTCTGTGCGGTTGCTGTCACCGGGACCAATCGAGTGATGACGTCTAATATAGCCCTTCCTAATTCTAAAAATGTATTAAAATTTCTGCCAAATCAAGTCTCAATTGATGCATCTGGTAATATAGGTATCAATACAAGCATACCCCAGGCAAAACTGGATGTGTCGGGTGCCATCCTTGTTGCGCTAGGTACCGTGTCGGCTCCATCAGTTGCATTCAAAGGGAGTAGTAGTACGGGTATTTATCAACCAGCAAACAATCAATTTGCCATAGCGACGAATGGAATTGAAAGATTAAAAATAACGGAAAGCGGAGTTTTATCAATCAATGGATCTAATTTAGCGACGGTAGCGACGAGTGGTTCATATTATGATTTATTAAATACCCCAACAATAAGTTCTTCTCAATGGACGACGACTGGTTCCAACATATACTACACCACTGGTAATGTGGGTATTGGTTTAACAAACCCTACACAAAAGCTAGATGTTAGTGGGAATGTGAATATGAATGGAAAACTTAATATAAACAGTAGTTCCAATTTAATTTTTCCTAGTAATGTACAGTTGCAAACAAATGGATATGATTATGCGATTTTTGACATGACAGGGTTAAACACTTTAAACATGAGTCCTGGTATACTAGCCAATAATGTAATCCATAGCAATAACGAACCCAGCATATTGATACCAAGAAAGTACACATATAACCCAACTAATCAGTACATATCCATTGCTAATGGTAGTCCAGCAGCAATCAATAACATTTTTGTTAATGACATGACTATTGAAGCGTTCATCTATGTATTGGAACAACCTGGATATAATGGTGAGTATTCCGCATTGGTTGGATATATGTCACCGACAGGTAACGCTGGTGTATGGAGTTTCGGAGTATGGCAAAATGTGATTTGTTTCACTTATAACAGTAATATAGGCTTCAATCGTCTCAATTGTCAGACAACAATAAACACAAATACATGGTATCATATAGCAGTAGTGTATACAAAGACATCTAACAGTTTCAGTATGTATGTAAATGGGACGATACAAGCTATGAATGCTCCGATAGGTATAGGTGGTGGTAGCACGGCAGGAGCCACTTCACACACGGTACAAGGAACTTCATTGCAGACGCAAACAAATGATTTAATTATTGGACAATATCAAGGGCAATCAATATATTGTTATGTCAGTAATCTAAGAATAGTGTCGGGTAGTGGCGGTAACATTGTTCCCGCGGCGTCCCCAACGGCGCCTCTACTGGTGGTAGCAAATACAAAGTTGTTATTAAGATGTTCCGTAACAAGTTCAGTGTTAGCGAACTTTACGAATAATCGAATAGCATTTAATACCATTAATCCGATAGCCCCCTTTCAGATTGCCGATAATTTAGCTAGTGCGGTGGGAACTAGTGTACCTACACTAGGGTATCGTGGTAATGCAAATGGTTTAATGGTTATATCTAGTTGTGGTGTGGAATATTCTGATGCTACTAACACAACCACTATAAGTGTATATTTACCCGGAGCATTGAGTGCATCCAATTTTTCACCGGGAGGGAATGCCTTTTCGATCAATGTAGGTAATGCAAGCAGTGTCCTAAATAACAACGTATATTATAATCAAGTACGGTTCAGTCAAAATTTCACCATAGACGCATTCGTGTATTATACAGCTACACCTATCAATGCCAATAATAATGTGCCATACTTGGTATGTATTGGTGATTGGGGAGGTGGTGCATTTCGATGGGGGTTCGGTATGAATAACAATAGTAAGCTAGCTTTTGCATTCAAAAATACAAGTTCAGCCATAACAGTAATCGAAACAAGCAATACAATGTCATTAAATACCTGGCATCATATTGCGGTCACTCATACGGCAGCAACCAATACTTTAATATTATATTTGAATGGTACAGCACAGGCATTAACGGCGGGAGGTAGTAGTTATTCAACGGCATCGGCGAGTATGAACGAAATAGGTTATCCCATTATTATTGGATGTCACAATGGACAATACAATAGAGTTTATTTCAGTGATTTGCGTATCATCACCAATGTGACCACACCGGCAGCCTTACCATTACCACCCCAGAATGCAATATCTGGTACCACATTATTGTTAAGAGCACGTGCCACTGCAGATGGTAATAATTTGGTGACGGTTTTGAAGAATGGTAATGTGGGTATTGGTACAAGTGTACCAAGTCAATTACTAGACGTATCTGGTAATGTGTCTTTTGCAAGCATTGCTGTGGGAAGTTCTTCGCTAGTAGGTGGTGGTGTCCAGATTACGACAGAGAATGATGGGGATAGGGGTGACAAGGGGAGAGTATTACGTGTGTGTGCCAATACTAATTCAATTGCTAGCAATCAAGCCGTGTTGGGTGTTAATTGTGCTACTGCAGCAGCTATTAGTTGGCGATTCATTCAATGTAATTCAGGTACGACATCTACAGGTACATTGAGTGATGCTGAATTTATGGTGTTTGGCAATGGTCAGATTGCTTCAGATGCGGGTACTACAGTATCATCTCCGGCCGATTATGCCGAATTGTTTGAATGGATGGATGGCAATCCAGAAGCAGAAGACAGGGTTGGTTATTCGGTATCATTGGTGGGAAACAAAATAAAAAAAGCGGACACTAGTGATAATATCATCGGTGTCATATCGGGGAATCCTGCCATCATAGCCGATACGGCTTGGAATCGATGGAATAACAAGTATTTAAAAGATGATTTCAACAGATATATTTTAGAGGATTACGAGGTGTGGGAATGGACAGATGCCAGTGGTAACTCTTACAAGTATTTAAAGGAGGAAGTCCCTACTGGGTTATATGTACCAGATGATAAAGAAATACAAGTATTAAAAAGATATAAATTGAATCCTGAATATGATCAGAATATGGAGTATATTCCGAGGGAACAGCGAAAGGAATGGAGTCCCGTTGGGTTGTTAGGAAAGCTACGATTACGAAAAGGGCAACCAGTCAAAAGTTCTTGGATAAAAATGCGCGATATATCTAATAGCATTGAAGAATGGTTAGTAAAATAAATATTTTGTATTATTAAGATAATGTTATGTTCTAAGGCTCAGACTCAGATTGGGGGAACATGTTTTTATTATTCCGTTCTAAATGGTCTTCTTCTTTCCCCTCGCATCAATACCATCCTATACCGAGAACTCCAACAATACATGTCCGACATTCAATCAGACAAACAATTATACCAAGACTTTGTGGGTAACCATGAGGTGTGTCTAGCTAAAAGTATCATTGATGAACTTGCATCTAATAACGTCCAATCTAAGGATTTACGGTTTAAAGTGGCAAAAAATGCGATCATGAAAAATATCCGCAACCACTTTAAAGGCATCAAATCGGACTATAATGACGCTGTAGAAGAAATGAAACAATTTGTTAAAAATGTCGACCCAAAACAGTTTAATCTACAAGACGCTATCCTTCCGAAATTAACCTTACAAACAACCAAAACTGATGACATTAAAGATGTTAGAATTAAAGGAGGCGTCGCATTTTCTGCTCTAAAAGCAATTTTAAAATCAATATATCCAGACAATCAATCATATAGAAACAGCGTGTTAATCTTACCTTTCTTTGAAAACGAATACGATGAATTAATCCAGCAAGTTGTCCGGTTCACTAATTATGAAATGATTATATTAATCCAATCTCAACCAAACTATATAAAGCCACACTTGATACTCAACGAGATATACAAGTTTTATAAAGCAACATCATCAACCATCAATTTTGTGGATTTCTTATTTGGGGAAGAATTAAGGAAAACTATAATTGATCATGAAAATGGTACAAAAAATGCTCGCTTAAACGATGTTATGGAATTATTGAGTATAGGTAAGATGAATAGCAGCTATTTATTTGAATTGTTTGATATGCTATCATATTATAAGGACGACATATATCGCAAAGAGCTAAATGTTAACACAGCCGAACAACTCGCTATAATGAAGACGAAGGATGCTATTCTTCAAAGAATCACAATACAACATCCGGATGTGAAGTCCATCATAAGTACAGCAACAACTTACTATTTAGATAAAATATTAACCATGAAGGTAAAATATTTAGACTATATGTTTGAGACATTAAAGGTTATCATGGGCTCTCTAGATGGGTTGAAAGATATAGATCAGTTTTATTATAATCTCTATAATGCCAATAGTAGATTACAAAAAGCAAATATTAACTTGATAAGCGTGTTAAATGAAGTAAGTAAATATAAAGATGAACTGATTAAATCTTATAACAAGGAGGAGTTACCTAGCATAAATGATGGGTATTTTGTAAAGATGTTAGATATATTGAAGAATGATAGTGCGTTTGATAGGATCTTTCTGTATTACACCAATCCAACTCAATTCGAAATTGAACCATTTAAAAAATACAATGATATGTTTACTGCATTGGATTCCAAGTATGTGTTGGACCATGCAAACATACAGTTGACGATGCCCAATGGCAGTAATCATGTCATTTTAGGCAGCACATGTGATGACAAATATGTGACGATTGATCAGAATGTTCCCTCTTATGTATTTGATAATAATTGGACAAATAATTTAGACCTTAAGATATTTGATTATTCGGGGACAGCTATAAATGTCGATAAGACCAAAATATGTGACAACTGCAAGTTTACATTTGTTTGTTATGTGAATAAGGATATTCAAATCAGACGAAATCAACAAGGAGGAAAAAGATATAAACTAGTCAAGAATAATTTATAATAATCTGTTTCATTATTATAAATGAATCCATTGGTAAACCGTGTCGTATTTAAATCGCGAAAAAACACGGGGATAAACACCACATTACCCATTCAAATCGATATGGTTGGTAACATTGATATATCCGGACACATACTTCCATCGTCCAATATAACGTATGATTTAGGTTCGAGTACTCAAAGGTGGCGCGATGTTTATTTATCGGGTAATACGATAGATTTGGGAGGAACAAAGATAACCAAGGATGTATCGTCGGGTGGCATCAAACTATTGGACGCATCCGGAACCACTTTAGGAGCCAGTTTTCAGGATATATCAATAAATAATCTAAACATAACAGGAAATATATATCAAAACGGAACTTTATTCACGGGTGGTGGTGGAGGAAGCTCACAATGGACGACAACTTCTTCTAGTATAAATTATACTAATATTATTGGATGGGGTAATATTGACATAAGTAAAATACCAAGTGATGTTTCAACTAATATTATTGCAATAGCAGCAAATAGGTATTATTCATTAGCATTAACTGGTTCTGGTACAGTTTTAGGATGGAAAAACAATGGTAGTAATGATATGGTAATACCAAATGAAGCACAATCAGGTGTTGTTGCAATTGCCATAACTGGTCTTTCGCAGTCAATTGCATTAAAAAATAATGGTTCTGTTATAGGTTGGCAATTTTTTGGAAATCTTGATCCCGTTGCAAATGAGGCACAATCAAATGTTATAGCAATTGCTGCTGGTTATAATCACTTTTTAGGTTTAAAAAGCAATGGTTCTGTTATTGGATGGGGCGGCAATGATTACAATCAAATAACAATACCTAGTGAAGCATTATCCGATGTTATAGCTATATCTGCTGGTACACATTATTCATTAGCATTAAAAAGCAATGGTTCTGTCATTGGATGGGGGTTGAATTATAATTCATCAACAATACCAAATGATGCATCATCTAATATAATAGCAATATCTGCTGGTTATGATCATGCTTTAGCACTAACTAATACAGGTAGAGTTATTCAATGGAGGAATACCGAAGCATTACCTAATGAAGCATTAACAGAGGTTATTGCAATATCTGCAGGTAATTATTTTTCTTTAGCACTTAAGAGTAATGGTGTTATCATAGGATGGGGACAAAATTTTTATAATCAAATAACAATACCATCAAATATCCAATCTAAGTTTGTTGCAGTTTCTGCAGGATATGATTACTCTGTAGCATTATATAACAATACAACTGGATTAAACCGTATACATTATTTTGGTAATGTGGGTATTGGCACCAATAACTCGGGACAAGCATTAGATGTATCGGGAGGCGCTTGTTTCAGGGGTAATGTGGGTATTGGCACTAATAATCCCTTGTATAATCTGGATGTATCTGGTAATATGAATATAACAGGAAATATTTACCAGAATGGTACTATATTTACGGGCGGTGGTGGAGGAAGCTCACAATGGACGACAAGTGGATCCAATATATATTTTTCTACGGGTAATGTAGGTATTGGTAGTAATAATCCTAGTCAAACATTAGATATATCAGGGAATATAAATGTAAAAGGTAACATTTATCAAAATAATTCTTTATTTAGTGGAGGAGGTGGTTGGATTACTTTAAATGATACATTAAATAACAGTGGAGTTATAGGTTGGGGGTCTACCTATGATGGTCTAACGACTATTCCATCAAATGCACTATCAGATGTCATAGCAGTAAGTGCTGGAACAACTCATGCATTAGCATTGAAAATTGATGGAAGTGTAATAGGTTGGGGAAGTAATTCTAATGGAAAAATTACAATACCATTATTAGCTCAATCAGGTGTTACTGCTATAGATTGTGGTGACAATTATTCAATTGCACTTAAGACAGATGGTAGTGTTATAGCATGGGGATCAATTACAACATTACCAACTGAATTCCAATCAAATGTTACAGCAATAAGTGCATACGGAAGTATCATAGTTGCTTTAAAAAGTGATGGTAGTGTTGTTGGAAATGCAAATACGACTGTGCCAGTATCCGCTCAATCGAATGTAACAGCGATATCAGTAGGTAATAATTTTGTATTGGCGCTAAAAACAGATGGAAGTGTGATAGGTTGGGGGGATAATAGTAATGGACAAATTTCTATACCATTATCTGCTCAATCGAATGTTATAGCGATTAGCGCTGGAAAATATCATGCATTAGCATTAAAAAATGATGGAAGTGTGGTAGCATGGGGATTGAATTATTTCGGTGAAACAACTGTACCAACATCAGCATTATCGAATGTTATTGCTATAAGTTGTGGTCAATTTTTTTCGATAGCATTAAAGAGTGACGGAAGTGTTATAGGTTGGGGAACTACATATTCCGGTGAAACAAATATCCCACCTAATGCACTGTCAAATATAACTGCAATTAGTTGTGGGGATTACTATACATTGGCATTATTGTCTACTACTATTTCATATAATAGTGTGTATAATAATACAGCCAATATTGGTATAGGAACTAGTAATCCCGCATATAAGTTAGATATTTCGGGTAATATGAATGTAATGGGTAACATTTATCAGAACGGTACTCTTTTTACGGGAGGCGGCGGTGGTTCTTCTCAGTGGACAACAAGTGGATCAAATATATATTTTAATACGGGTAATGTAGGTATTGGCACTAATATTTCAATGCAATCATTGGATGTGTCTGGAAATATGATACTTGGCACAAAAAAAGATTATGTGAACAGGACGATACCATCCGCAAATGGAACGATTAATAATGTAAATGTAACAGCTTTAAATAAAAGAACCAGAGCCAGCTATGCGACAGCGACAAAAGCAGTAGTGACATGGACTGCACGTACTTCATCTAATGAATCTAATGGATGGACGAGTATATGTTGGGCTGCGGAATTAGGGATGTTTGCTGCAGTTACAGTATCGGGTACTAACCGTGTTATGACAAGTTCAGATGGTATTAATTGGATAGGTCGTACATCAAGCAATGAAAGTAATGTATGGAGGAGTATTTGTTGGTCACCGGAGTTGTCATTATTTGTGGCTGTTGCATCTTCTGGATCATCAAGAGTGATGACAAGTCCCGATGGAATCACATGGACTGGACGCAGTTCAGCGAATGAAAGTAGTCAATGGCAGAGCGTATGTTGGGCTGCTGAATTAGGCCTATTTATTGCGGTATCTACTTATGGTTCACCTCAGGTAATGACTTCAAGTAATGGCATTAATTGGACAGGTAGAAATGGAGTTGACTTTGATCCATGGTATGATGTATGTTGGTCACCAGAATTGAAATTATTGGTTGCGGTATCGCACCCTAGTATGGGTGGTGCACGTGTTATGACAAGTTCAGATGGCATAACATGGACGGGAAGAAGTGCACCATCAAATTATTGGGTTGGTGTGTGTTGGTCACCAGAATTGGGCTTATTTGCGGCCGTTGCGTACTATCCTGGAAGTGTATCGGGTGCTATCATGACAAGCCCAGACGGTATTACATGGACTACAAGACACACAGATACAAATAGTTGGTTTAAAATATGTTGGTCACCTGAATTATCTATTTTTGTTGCAATTGCTTATAACGGTACCAATAGAGTGATTACTAGTCTGAATGGTATCAACTGGACATATAGATCAGCTCCTAGCAATCCTTGGTATGGTATATGTTGGGCACCCGAATTAAGTATGTTCGTTGCAGTCGCATCGGGAGGAACAAACCGAGTTATGACATCCGCTATAGGATTACCCAATTCATCTAATACTTTATTATCACCTTCATCTTTTCTCGCAATAGATATTTTTGGTAATGTTGGTATCGGTACTAGAGTCCCTCAAGCTAATTTTGATGTTTCCAATAATGTGTTTTTTCGAAGTAATGTGGGTATAGGTACTAGCAATCCCATTCAGAAACTACAGGTCAATGACAGCTCACTACTATCATACAATACTTTGACAAATACTTATTCAAGATTAGAATATGATAGAATTACATTTAATTCATCGGTATTTTATGTATTGAACGGCTCATCGCAAGGTGTTTCATTATCAACGGGTAACACCTCATGGGCGTCATACTCGGATATTACTATGAAAACTGATATTAATGACATATCAGATGCCCTCGATAAAATACTATCCATACGAGGAGTTAATTTTAGATTCATTCAAGATGATGTATCTATGTCTCGTGTGGGGGTAATCGCTCAAGAGGTTCAACAGTCTATACCACAAATTGTTGATACAGACTCGAATGGCTTACTGAGTGTTCGTTATACAGAACTCATTCCAGTTATGATTAATGCCATTAAAGAACTAAATGATAAAATTAATCAGTTACAATCACAAATAAATAATATATGATTATTTAAATAACAATGAAAGTTTTAATATCCTCTCTCGAAGGTTTATTTTCTTATAACTTAGATACCCAAACTCTTGTTACCATCAATGATGTTCCATGTTTTGGTTTGACTAGAAAAGATGACCGATTTTATCTCTTTATTCACTCCCCCTTTGGTGATAAATTTAACAATCCCTTGAACAAGGATTTACTATATAACAAAGGTAAGATTATCTCATTTATGTTGAATGATGATGACCAAATGACTGATATTCAAGACGTAATTGATGATTTGGATTACAAGACCCATCATATTGCCTTCATGAACGACGAGTTGATCATTCAAGAGACATATCTACAACAATTTACAATCTTCAACACCATCAACAAAACTAAATATATAGCTAATCCATTTCCTCTAGAAACCTTCAAGTATTGTCATATGAATGCGGTGAAGTATAATAATGGAAAAATCTTTGTTCTTACTCCTTACATAAAAATCAATGAAAAGCCTAAACTACATATTCTGGATACCAGCTTTAATGTCTTGGAGCAGATGACTTTACCTGGTGATATCCTGCACGAATTATATTTTGAAGGGGATACCGTCACCTATCTATCCTCTTCTGGTAAAATATACATATATGACTATGTGAATAAAAGTGTAGTTGACACATATGATTTTAATAGAGTAGCTGAAAAATGGATGCGTGGATTGATTCTTCATCAGGATTACTTTATCATTGGTTGTGGAAAGACCATACAGAAAATAGACAGAGTAACAAGAGAAATCACTGTCTATCCATTAAATACGATGTGTTTCCCTGCGGTGATACTAGAGTTACAACAAGTCAGTTAGCAGTTGTTCCATCTTCTGCAGCGTCTGGCGACCCAGGTTCGCCGACACCGCCTCCACCAGCTCCTTCTGGATCTTGCCCTCCTTGATCATCTCGTGGATCGTCTTCTCCAGCAATCCGGTATACACCGGAATCAGCAACTCCATGGTTGTCCTGACCGGGTTTGCCTTCTTATCCTTCTTCTGAGCCTTGAGCACTTCCAAGCCGATCTTCTCCACAATCTCATTGGCCATGACGGTGGCAAGCTCCCCAATGTAGTCCTTGGGTGCCACAGTTGACTGCACTCGGCGGGGGACACTCAACGGACTGATTGGTGGCAACCCCAATTCGATCCGCCGTTGAGCCCAAGACTTTGTGCAGTACATTTTATGTTGGTATAAAAAGTATTTCTTATGGGATACTTTTTATCAATTTTATTTTGCCTGTCATTATTATAATAATGTCAACTCCGCGGTTCTATATTAAAGCCAACACCTACAGTAACATCAATCCCTATCCTAGTTGGAAGCGAGATGCTGATTATTGGGAAAAAGACGTCTCCAACAACCTTTTCTACATGAGTGGAAATGTCGGGATCGGTTATCCCAATCCTAAAGCTAAGTTACTGGTAGACGGAACAGTCGGTATTGGCACCTCTCTCCCGCAAGCGAGTTTAGATGTTTCGGGTAACACAACTATATCGGGCAACTTTAGTGCTAATAACATGGTCATGTTTCGCAATCGAATCATTAATGGTTGTATGAGGGTCGACCAACGTAATAATGGTTTATCAAACGGGACAACGGGGCTCCTCACCAATAATTCCGGTTATGGTTTAGATCGATGGAAGAACGTCAATAATTCCTATATCAATGTGTCTCAACAACAGGTCTCTCTAAGTGGATCAGATGTGGTGGCTATTGGTGGTAATCTTACAAATGCTGTTTCTTTAACTACCACTTTAAACTCATATAATGGTCTCGTATCACATTACCCCTTTGATGGTACTACGAATGATGTTTACCGTAATTTGCCTCCTACAGTCACTGGTACTATTACTTATAACAGTCCGGGAAAAGTGGGTACATACTCGGCTTTCTTTAATAACTCAACTGCCGCGGCACCAACTAATTATATTGTTACTACTAATCCTACTCCCCAAGTTCCATTAACTTTCGCCTTTTGGATCAATCCTAATACTCAACCTCAATTGAACACCATCATGTCTTTTAATAATGGTACATTTACTGCAAGCAATTTGAATATGAATGTGGATATTACCACAGGTAATGTTATAAACACATATATTGCTCTTCCATCTTTATGGTCTATAAGTGCTCTATCATCAGGTGCTTTAACTACAGGTGCTTGGTCTCATATATGTATTACTATGAGTTCTACTTGGGTTTGTACCATGCATGTCAATGGCGTGGCAGTTGCTACTCAAACTGGAACAGGTAATTTTCCTACAGCTTATGCCAGTACGCTATCAATTAGTCGACAAGGTGATGGTACTAGTAGAGGTTTTTACGGTTATTTAGATGATTTGCGATTTTATAACCGTGCTTTATCCGCACCAGAAGTATATTTATTATATCAATCAAGTACCACTAATTATACCCCCATCTTCCGTATCCCTTCATCGCCCATCATATATTATCCATTTGAGGGAAATACCAATGATAGTGTTAGTGGCTACAACTTGACAACCGTTGGAAGTGTGTCCTATGTTACCGGGTATGTTAGCCCTCAAGCCATGTATTTAGCCAATGAAACGGATGTTATTAATGCTTCAGTTGCAACGAACTATCTCACCAGTTCCTATAACTGCCCTACGACTTTTACGGTTTCCTTTTGGTTTTGCCCTACTCGATTGAAAACTTCTGGTAACACCATGTTTTCTACGAACAGTGCAACGACAAATGTGACTAATACGATTGGTATTTATATTCAGTCCAATGTTCTGTACATGGCGTTTAACAATACAGCGAACAATGCTACCGGTATCTCAATATATCCCCATCAATGGTATCATGTGGCTTTGACCTATAACAATGGAACCATGATACTCTATGGCAATGGTGCAAAGTCGGGAAATACACTAACAGGTACATATGTCGTAAATGGCTTTATGATTGGTTATTCTCGAGATAATAGTAATTTGTTTCCTTTTGCCGGCTACATCGATGACTTTCGCATCTACAGCTCCGTCTTGACCCCCAATCAGGTATCCGAAATGTACATGTCATACACTCCCTATCAACACGTTTTGTTCCAACAACCCATTGAAGGTTCTCACATATATGATTTAGGATTGGGGACGAGTATTGCTAGTCCAATGAATGTCAGTTGCTGGATTAAAAATAATACAGCCTATTCTCAAACGTTCTCGTTGAGTGTCAATAACAATGGACTGATAGGTTACATGCCATTTAATAACTCTTATGTGGATGTGGTAAATACATGGTTATCTCAACCCAACAGATATGGGAATGTGACATTCAGTAATAGTGTGGTTAAAACAGGATCGCATTCGGTGTACTTTAACAACAGTACAAGTACGAGCCAAGGTACGGGTACTACACAATGTCTAACTTATACGGTTCCAGCAAATATTCAACCACAAACGGTTTCATTTTGGTTTAACTGTCCTTCATATTCTAACAATCAAACATTATTTGCATTTATTTCAACAATTTCATCTTTAGTTGGTTACAATTTTTATATTATTGGGTCAACCATTATTAGTGCTCCAATATATTTTACAAATTCAACAACTGTTGGTGTTTCTGCATCTGTTAATTTAGTTGTAAACACATGGTATCATATAGCTATTACATATACGCCTGGTGGCACATATAAAATGTTTTTCAATGGTTCTTTGGTTGGAACAAATATAGGTGTTCCATTAAATACATCATTAGGAACAAGTACATATGGAGCTATAAATGCATTACAAATAGGCGGTTTTACTACGACTAATGGTTTTACATTTAACGGTTACATCGATGACTTCCGCATCTATAACCGTCCTTTAACCGCTTCACAGATATATCAATTGTATCAATCTACGACCACCGATTATTTATTAGCTCGTAGTTATGTCTATAACACACCTGTTATAACACCAGGAACATGGCGCAAGATATCGTTTACCGTCCCTAGTGAAACGATAGGGGCATGGTTTACAGATAATAATACTGGATTACTCTTGAGTGTTTGTCTAGGAGCGTCACCAGAATATGCCACGCCAACAAATGTATGGAATTCTGTGACAGAGTTTACGGGAACGGGTGTCCAATACATGAATGACGTCAGTACAAACTTTTTGGGCATCAATGGAAATAACATATGGATCACCGGTGTACAACTTGAGAGAGGTAATATCATCACACCGTATGAATACAGACCGTTATCGATGGAATTGCAATTGTGCCAGAGGTATTATGAGATTGTTTTTGATAATGCGTTAGGAGATTTTACGGAATCTCTGAGTTATTGGTCGGTTGCTTCCACCGCACCCCATATGGCAAACCGTTATATGCTTCGTCAGATTAAAAGAAGTATTCCTAGTGTTATATTAGGAAGCGTGACTGGAAGAAGTTGTACGGCTATTTTGGTAACAAGTGTAAATGAAATTGATGTCTATATATCATCTTTAACGGGTGCGACGTGGTTTGCCTATTATTTGTATTTGCCACTCACGGTGTCCGCCGAATTATAGAAATGGGTTGCAGCTTAGTAAGCAAGATATAAGTATCTGTTCTAACGGATTGAGTACAAAGTCGGAGAAGTTGTTTTAGAACCACCTTTTCTTCAACTTTAAAATTTGCAACTCGAGGTCCATTTGTTTGGTTTTCTCAATAGCTTCAACTTGTTTAGTTTTATCTTGTTCTTGTTTAGTTTTCTCTTCTTCTTGTTTAGTTGTCTCAGTTGCTACTTTCGTGGCAGTCAATGAGTCGGGCACTTTAGAGACCACTACTCCAGAAGTGACAATGGCGGTTATTCCAGATACCAAGGCAAGAACCTGCTTAGGCGAGGTGGTCATTAATTGAATCGTTTCAGGTAAACCTTTAAGTGACTTGAGATAGAACATAGATATGTCATGTTGTGGATGGATTAAAAAAAATAGAATATCAATTTTTATTATGCAACAGATGAGCTAGGTGAGATAAATATTTTGAGGCAGCAAGGCAGATGTTTTATTGTTATCATATTTATGAAATATCATAACAATATAATTAAAACCACCTTTTCTTCAACTTTAAAATTTGCAACTCGAGGTCCATTTGTTTGGTTTTCTCAATAGCTTCAACTTGTTTAGTTGTCTGGGTGGATACTATTGTTGCCTGTTTAGTTTTCTCTTCTTCTTGTTTAGTTGTCTCAGTTGCTACTTTCGTGGCAGTCAACGAGTCGGGCACTTTAGAGACCACTACTCCAGAAGTGACAATGGCGGTTATTCCAGATACCAAGGCAAGAACCTGCTTAGGCGAGGTGGTCATTAATTGAATCGTTTCAGGTAAACCTTTAAGTGACTTGAGATAGAACATAGATATGACATGTTGTGGATGGATTAAAAAAATAGAATATCAATTTTTATTATGCGACAGATGAGCTAGGCAAGTTTAATTTTCTCCGCCTACAGCTTTAAAAGATACAAGAACAAGCCCACGCTCAGAAGTTGAGCTGCATCAGGGTGTTCACATAGTCTGAGATGGACTGGGTGATGTCGCGGCGCTGATCCTCGCTCAAAAAGTCGGCACAGTGTGCACCCATGTCGATGAGCACCTTGAATTCGGCGGGCAGATTGCCGGTCTCCACCACGGCACCACCAAAGGTGAGGTAGCGCAGGATCTGGTCGGCGATCTCCTTGATGACAGCCAGGACGTCGCACGGTTTGACGGCAGTGGCGAGCTTGCGGGTTGAGGTTTGGATGTCGCGGGCAATGTGGGCGGAGGCAATGGGAAAGTCCTTCACTATGTGCAAGTGCATGGCGTCGGTCAGGCGGTGGCGGCGGGAGAGCTCGTCCGAAGACACCCTCTTGAGGTTGTCCGCAAACTTGATGGCAAGCGCCAAGTCCTTCTTCACCAGCATCGAGAACAGCACCTCGAGGTTGTCCTCGGCAACCGCCTTGAGAATCTCGGTCTTGAGGTAGGCGGCTAGATCTGACATCTTGGTAGGGTATAATTATAAGTAGGTGATGCAATATTTTTATCAATTTTTATAAATAGGGTTATGCTTTAAAAGAGGTAAATTAATTTTTGTCATATTTATAAAATATTATAAAAATGCCATTTCAACAGAGGCGAGTTTGAGGTTGACGTGTGCTAGTTGTCATCATCGTACTCCTCCAGAGCCCACTTGTTCTGCTGATAGATGGGGCATTCCTCGGTCTTGGGGTTGACCTTGGGGTCACAATGAACGATTTGGTTTAGCGCCCTCTTGTGCTCAGTCCCGGGAATGAAGTATTTCTCTTCGCGCTTTTCGGCGGCTTCACCGCGCTTGTCAGCAGGGCACGTCGCATTCTTACCGTAGTAGGACATCTTGTTTTGATTGGGAGCAGTAGTACCAATAGTTGATAACTATATGTTTATTTTTGTCAATTTTTTTATCACGTCGATATTCCATATACATCCACTGGATACATCCCATGTCAATAGAAACATCTCCTCGCCCAAATCTCGTGGATTGTGTATCTCTATACCACCAAATTTGCTCTGTAATAAAGACCAATCATATGTATGACTTCCTCTATCCACTATGTGAACATACTTGTCTATGAATTTTATCATATCTGTTTTACTTTTAATACACAATATTTTGTTCTTATTGGGTTTATCAATATTAGTGCAACCATTGGGAAAAATGGCTACACGATATATATATATAGGTTGAACACGCATTTCATGAACCATAAAATTGTACCAAGCATCCTTTATGCCATACCAAAACCCCACCGGTTTCAAATCAGTTGTATCCGTTGAGTCTATTCTTAGTTGTTTGATTAAAGTATTACTAATATGGTTTCTATAAGGAAGTTTCATTATATAAATATATGCTCATAAATAAAACATTTCGACAAACTAAAACTAAATGTGCGCTGCAGTCCACACCAGATTATAATAAGATCGTGTAAAACGTAAACAAAATGTGTAGCACAATTGCTTTCGCGAATGGATGCATAGCAAAAGTTGAGTCATATCGCCATTTCTTCAGCATTTTGATGCCTAAGCAGCCTTAAAGCTGGAGGCGGACGTGGGGATCACGCGGTTGGGGGCCGAGTTCATGGGCGTCTCAGGTGCGGCCACAGAGGGGGCGCGGTGCAGGGGAGCCGCCCTCTGGACGGGAGCTGCAGGGCGGACGTTGAAGTCCCAGTCCGCGTCCAACTCTGGAAACTGTCCCAGCGGCAGGGGGATGTTCGGCTCCGGTACGTAGACGCCAAAGTTGTCAAGGACGTGGTCGATCGGCGGGTACACGCCAGCCTCGAGAGCGTCGTTCATGGCCAGGGCGCCCTCCGGCAAGTTCTTGACAAACCAGGGGTGAGCCTTGATCTGCGCCATGGAGATGCGCTGTTCAGGGTTGACCACCAGCATTTTCTGCAGGAGGTCGATGCAGTCCCTGGAGACGTTCACGTCGAGCGCAGGAGGCAGGGCCACCATGCCCTGTGCGATCCGCCGATAGGTCTCGTAGGTTGGGACGTTGATCTCTCCCGAATTGCGGTAGGGCATGCGCCCCGTCAGCATGATGTTCAGGATGATGCCTGCCTTCCACACATCCGTCGCGTTGTTGCTGATAAGGTCACGACGACTGCGGAACTGCTCAGGGGCAAAGTACCTCAGCTCTCCCACGTGAGCGGGGGGTCCGGACGTGTACCTGTTGTACCGGGCAAAGTCCGCCGGCAGCACCTTGAGGATGTGCGGGGTGACGGTGGTGTCGAGGTACAGGTGCTCCGCCTTGTAGTCCAAGTGGACGTCCTTGGCCTGGCAGTAGTCCATGACCAAGATCAGCTGCTGGAAGTACCACCGCGCTTTGTCCTCGCTGAAACCCAACTGGTAGCGCTCCTTCGGGTGCATCGCCTTGTACAGCTCTTCCAGGGACTTCATCTTGGCCGCCAGCTTGGTCTTGCTGTGGACGTCCAGGAGATCAACGACCTCCTGTCGGGTGACAGCACCGGTGTCCATGTTGGACACCAAGGACTTGACGCTGTCGTACTCGGTGAAGGGAGCCTCCTGAAGGATTTCCATGCGCTTGTCAGCCATCCAGCTGTCGAGCGCCGACTGGTAGTCAGCATCAACCCTGCGGCGTGCCTCCTTGGACATCTCGTTCATCTTCCCAAACAGGGTCTTCTCCTGCAGGTCAGGCACGACAATGCACATGTTGGTACCGTCGAAAAACACCTCGCTGACCGAGGCGATGTGCGGGTGGTCGAGACCATAGCCAGCCTTGATCTCTGCCTTCATCCAGTTGTCCAGGTTCCACTTGCCGCGGCGACCGATCAGGAAGATGGTGGCGACATCGCCATTGGCCTCCTTGTACACGCCTTCTTCGTCACTAATGGGGCGGTGGAGGGTGAAACGGCCGTTGGCAATCGTGGCGGGGGACGTGGGACGCTGCATTCTCGTGTCTCTTGGGTGGTTGCTGTTTACGGGTCTGTCTACAGAAAAAAATTTCAATTTTAAATGAGGATTACGATTTGATTGTCCAAAAGGACCAAGCAATACAAGAAACAGCCAGTGTCGACGATGACTGGCTTCAAACAGGGGAGCAGCCGGGCGGCCACTCGGGGGAGCAGCCGGGCGGCCACTCGGGGGAGCAGCCGGGCGGCCACTCGGGGGAGGC